CGCCGCCAAGCAGATATATTATTTCTACCATGTTTGTTTATGAAGCTTATATTATTCCGCAGTAGCTCAGTGGTAGAGCTATCGGCTGTTAACCGATCGGTCGTAGGTTCGAATCCTACCTGCGGAGCCATTGCTTCCATAGCTCAGCAGGTAGAGCACTTCCATGGTAAGGAAGAGGTCAGCGGTTCGAGCCCGCTTGGAAGCTTATCTAAAATACGTTGATCTTATGCAGTTTCCGCGAAATATGGAACTGTTATTTTTTTGTCTAAAATAGTTGGGTGTCATACGGGTGGCAAATTAGAGAATTTCTCTAAAATGTCCCCGTTTTTAATATATTATTGATTGCATCAGCGACTAAAATATCTGATTCACGATTAGCGTGAGTGTAAATATTCAACGTGGTTTGGACGTTAGCATGGCCAAGCCTCTGAGAAATAGCTTTAATGTTTAATCCAGGTACTTTCCCAATTTGATTTATTAACATTGTTGCGTGAGAGTGTCTCATATCATGAAGACGTCCTGGCTTGATATTGTGCCTCTTAGTGAATCTCTGCCACCAAGTATTAGGTGAGGTAGGATACTGGGGTTGCCCCATATCCCCACCAAATAACAAAAGCTTATCTGTTCCTCTCCACAGTTCACCCAACAGTAATTTATTTTTCTTGATCTCTCGTAGCAAAATAGCTGCTTCTTGCATTACATCAGGTGGCATCGTAACTTTTCGGAAAGAGTTACTTTTAGGATCTTTAAACCGATAACCTTTCTTCTTTGTATATTGTAAAGACTCATCAATTCTGACTTCATTAGTATCAAAAAATAAGTCTGTTTCATCGATTGCCAATAGTTCACCTCTACGAAATCCACCAGTAAAAGCAAATTTAATCATAACTCTGTTCCTCAATGGAGCGTGTTCATCTAATAACATAAAGATTTCCTTTATTTCTTCTTCAGTATAAATTTCATATTCATTGTACTTTTGTTTTGGCCGCTTTACGTTTTCAGCAGGGTTTTCCTTTATAATTTTCCACTCAGCTGCTCTTCCTAAGATATCTCTAATGATTCGATATCTTGCATGAATGCTTGACGTTGAGACATCATTTTCCCGTTGGTATTCTTCTAAGAAATTTAATATGTGAATCGGCTGAATCTCATCCAAGTACATGTCTCCAAAATAAGGCTGTATTTCTTTCCCCATAATATATTCATAAGTTTCACGAGTTTTATCATCGAGATGATCCAGAGCATATTTTTTCTCCCAATCCTCTATAAACATATTGAATGTGCGTTTGTGCGGTGTGATATAAGCGCCGGCTTCAACTTCTGTTTTGAATTTATACCATTCGCTTTCTAGGTAATTGCGCAGCTTTTTAGTGGTTTTTAATAAAGCAGGATCCTCTATTCTAATTGTTTTGACCTTTCTTTTACGCTTACTCTTTGTACCAATATCAACAACTAATCGAAATGACTTTTCGCCTCTTTTTTCAATTGTTGGCATATAAAATTTTCTCCCTTTCTTGATTTTTTTGAATCATGAATGATTGATATTTAAAGCTGAAAAGCTTACGAAGGTACATATCTAGTCTTTTTTCTGCAAAAGGATAAGTAACTTGAAATAGATCAGATATGAGACTTATAGATTCCCGCTTGGTTGCAGGTAATCTGATGTTTTTCAGCATAAAGCTAGGTACAGCAAAGTGATACATAAAGGCATTTGCTTGATTCTCCTGTAATTCTCTAAAAAGTGAGGGTAATTTGTATTGAACACCCACATGATTTATGTGATGGCACAGTTCATGGGAAAAGTCTTCCCATTGCTTTTTTTTGGATAATCGCGAATCAAGAATAATGCAAGCCATTCCCAGCAGTTTTACTGCTGCAGATGAACGATTTTTGTAATGGACTATTATTTTTAACCTATCTGCAATTAGTTCTAAGTCCCATGTACCCGGATCGGTAATTCCAATACCTGTGTATATTGTCTTGATTCGTTCTTCAAGAAGTGATAATTGATACAAGATGAAGCCTCCTACTAACGTAACACAAACCTATGTTCGGTTTTCTGTTGAAAAGAAAAGCCCCCTAAAGAGCTCAGATACTATATTTAGTTTATATCTAATTTAATAGTCTTTTCGTTTGTTATAGTTTTATATGATTCGCTATCATAAGTGTCTCCCAGAACAAGGGTCAATGAATTTATCTCTTCTGGATCCCCGTCATATATAACTCCTATTGTGTACTCATCTTTAGCGTTCCCGTAGATATCATGTGGCCCATTCTCCATAAGGTTATTTTTATCTACTTCTATTTGTTCCTTTGTGTTTGGGATGACCGTAGTAATACCTTTCCATTTTACAAGTGCATCTCCTGTATTTTCAGCCGTAACAGTTATTTGAATATAACTTAACGGTTCATCAAGCTGTTTAGCTACTTTCAGTTCATACATCTGGAGAGTGTCGCTAGGGATATTTGTGCGAGTTAACACTTTTATATCGTCTATTGTCACTTTAAGAGGTGAAATATCGATATGTTTATCTGGATTCTTTATTTTATTTAATTCAACAATCTCCCCGGTATCTTCTTTGTACTTTTGACCAGGTTCAGTTAAAGAACGGTTGTTTCCTGTTTGATATGTATCTTCCTGATTTTCGCTTGCTGTGTCCGCTTTATTGTTTGCCTCGTTTGACGAATCAGAAGAGCTGCAAGCAGTTAAGTATAAACTCATCATAAATAATAAAAGTAATAGGAGTCTTTTTTTGAAAAGCTGCAAGTAATTGTCCCCCTCAATATGAATACACTTTTTGACGATTTAATTTTTCTTTATCTTTCATTTAACTTAATGAATGTTAAACAGTTTGTTTTACAGTGTGCACCCTTAATAAACCCTTGATATATCTATGTTTTTAGGGGGTGCAAAAAGTTTTATTTAACACTTAGACTTCTTTTTAATAAACAAATGTTTAACGAATGTTTTACCAGAAGAAGAATTAAAGAATTAAGAATAAAGAATAAAGAATAGCTGCTACTGTTCATCGAACCCTTTTTTCAAAAGATAATCCAAAAGTTCTTTTGCTTGTTCTTTAGTAATTTTTCCATCACGACCAGCAATTAGAGTTTCGGGATCATTTAAAAGTTCATCTATTTGAGAGTCGTTTGAATTTCCCTTTAACAGATAGTCTGTTGTGACATCCAAGACTTCAGCTAACTTGATTATTTCTGAATCAGTAATAGGTCGAGTACCTTTTTCTATACGGTTCATAACAGCATAATTTAGGTCTACACGGCGGGCTAGTTCCCTTTGAGACCAACCTTTTCTTTCTCTTAATAAAACTATCCGATCACCTATATTCATTGTTTTCACCACTTTCTAAGTAAGACAAATGATAACATGTTTCCGTTATGGAAATAAAAAAAGTTTCTAAATTGTAAACAAATCTTGTTGACATTTCTGTTTTAGAACTGTATTATGTGGTTACAAAGTTTCTGAAACAGAAATGAAAGGAGTGAAAGATATGCAGAAACTCGATTTAGTTTTTATTAAGAATAGACGAATCGAATTAAAAATTTCTCAGCGAGATATGGCAATAAAGCTAGGATTTAAAACTGGTTCAAGTTATTTAAAGTATGAGCAGGGCGTTTATGCATTTAAAGCAGAGCAATTGCCAACCTTAGCGCAACATTTAAAATGCAAAATCACAGATTTTTTTGCTGAAAACGTTTCTGATTTAGAAACGAACAGTGCTTAGGAGGATTTCATTATGAGCAACAAACCATTAAGCCCTCAGGAAGCTGCTAGTGTACTGAGGGTTCATAAAGAAACCATTTATTCCTTGGTTAGAAATAAGGAAATTCCACATTTCAGAATTGGAAAGAAAATATTTTTCCGACCAGAAACCCTAAATGCTTGGATAAGCCAATTAGAACAGAACAGTGTTGATGATTCTGCTTAATGTCTTTTAACTAAAGTTTACCAATTTGCAGTTAAAAATTTGGTAGAAAAAGGAGAGGTTTAAAGTGAAATTTGGTAGAGCACCGAAAGCACTAAAAAGCGCTCGTAAAGAGGCGGAACTTACACAACAGCAGTTATCTATGGACGATGAATTATTTCTTTCACGTGAATCTGTATCTCATCAGGAATGCGGCCGCCACAAAGTTCAGCCGGAGGTGGCCCAGTATTTTGCTGAGAAACATAATGATCCACGGCCTGCCCTTGAAGCTGCTTCTGATTATACAGGCTGGGGACCTTTAATCTTGGATGGGGAAACAGCTGATTTGCACAGGGTGAACCTTCTTGTTCAATCCAAGATACAAATGACAGAAGCCTTGGACGCCTTACAAAATTCAGTCGAACATATTTCAGTCAATCCTAAAACTTTGTCAGATACAAAAATGATTGAGAAATCGATTCAGGAATGTTTAGACGTCATAACAGCTATAACTCAGCTAATCGTTGTTCTATGTAAGGAATACTCAATTTCATGGGTGAAGATGTGGAGCAAGCATAAAATGAAGCTTTTAACGAGGGGGTTAATCAAAGGTGCTTCTTGAGGACATGGTTTTGAAACAACACTCTAATTCAGCAAGACGAGAACAAATTTTTATTGAGGAATACTCAAAGCTTTTGATCAGTGATGTTGCTAACGGAGATATAAAAAAGGCGAACGAAAGGATTAATGAACTTCGCAAATCTGTAAAACAACTAGATCACTACATAAAATCCAAGCGAGACTTCGATCGCATTGTAGAAGTTATACCATCAAAAGATTTTTTTGAAAAAAAGTTAGAAGGGATGATTTGAATGAAATTTGTATTATCTGCAAGCCGGTTAATGAAAGCTTCTGAGGTTGTGAATCATTGTCGGGAAGTAAAGAGGAATCCAGCACAAATTCTTCTGGTGAATGCCGAGGCGAAGAAAGCTATTGAAAATATAAAAAAGCAGCAAGCTCCTACACTCACTGCTTAAGGAAAATATAAAACGTTATGAAAGTATTATATCGCTCTTTATTGAGCACGGCAAGCTTGTTCTTGTCGTCAGGCCAGAGGGAGATCTTTTTTATCCATCCTAAACCCCTTTATTTTACCACCATCCTCTCTCTGGTCTGACGATGCGTACAAGCATCAGAAAGGAGGATTTTCGGTGTTTTACCTGGTTATTCCGCCAAGGAAGTGCCCTAATTGCGGAAAGGTCGAAGAACGATCTTACAAAATTTATTGCAGCAAATGTGAACACAAAATTCCTGATAGTGTTCAGGAACTACTTCAAAAAGTGAAATGAAAAAAGCTCGCTTTGCAGAGCGAGCCGTAGAAGGTGTTACAAACTTTGGTATTGATAGTGTACTGTATCACCTTCCAAAAATCAAATCTTTGGAGGTCTTTGACAAATGAATGAAGTTTTTTACACTGAGCCGTTTAGCGATCAACGACGCGATCAGATTAATCTTGCCACTGTAGGTGGATCAATTTCCTTTGATATTAAGGGGAATGCATGTTTTCACTTCCCAACAGCTGAGGCACGAAATGAATATCTTTCTCTCAAGTCTAAAGAGAAAGGAAGTGAAGCGAAATGAAGAAGGAAATTAAACTGCTCAAATTAGAACTTCGCAATTTTAAGGGAGTTAGACAGTTTACTCTTGATACTCGAGGCGAGAACGTCAAGGTCTACGGTGATAATGCAACAGGAAAAACAACTTTATTTGATGCTTTTATTTGGCTCTTATTTGATAAGGACAGCCAAAACAAAAAGGATTTTCAGATTAAAACCCTCACAAAAGAAAACAAACCTATTAGCGGACTGAATCATGAAGTCAGCGGATTGTTTTTGATCGATGGAGCTGAATTGTCTCTGAAAAAGGTGTACTCCGAGAAGTGGACAAGAAAGCGGAGTAGTGCCGAAGCCGTATTCTCTGGACATACCACTGACTATTTTATTAACGAAGTGCCATCAAAGAAAAAAGAGTTTAATGATCGAGTCAGCTCAATTATTGCAGAAGACAAATTTAAACTCATTACTTCTCCATCATTCTTCAATGAGCAATTGAAATGGCAAGACAGACGGAAGATTCTACTTGAGATTAGCGGCGATGTAACAGCCGAGGAAGTATTCAGTAAAAACCCTTCTGTGGCTGCCCTGGAAAGCATCTTAAAGAAACGGTCGCTTGAAGAGCATAGAAAGGTGATCGCGGGAAAACAGCGTGAAATAAATAAACAGCTCGATGCAATACCGGTAAGAATCGATGAAATCCAGCGCACAGTCGAAGATACATCTGGTCTAGATGAACAAGAATTACATGACGAGATAAATTTTCTTCAAAAAGAAGTTGAGTCATTGGAGGAGAAACTTCGTTCAGCTCGTAATGGTGAAGCTATTTTTGAGAAGAGGAAAGTAATTCTCCAGCTGCAGAATGATCTTCAGGAAATCAAAAATGATCATCAGGAAAAAGAATACAAAAAGATCAATGAGATTAAAGAGCAGCTATACCCTGTGAAAAGCAAGATTGATGAAATTTCAATGGAGATTAAGTCGAATCAGCGGCAGTTATCACTTAAAAAAGACAATTTGGATCGATTAAATACGGAAATCGAGTCGCTGCGCCAGAGTTGGTGCGACAAGAATGAGGAGACGTTTGATCAACATCAAACTGAATGCCCTACATGCGGCCAAGAATTACCGAAAGAAAAAATTGATCAAGCCATTGAAAAATTCAATTTTCATAAAAGCCAAGCTTTAGCTGAAATCAATGAAAAAGGCAAGTCGTTTAAGAGTCAAAAAGAAAAGTCTGAGGATGCTATTCAGGAATTAGAAGCTGCAATATCTAATTTGCAGGATGCCTATAAGAGTGAAGAAGAGACTTTATTATCACTTGAAAAAGAATTAGAGGGCGAGCAAAGCAATAGATCAGATATTTCAGCGGATCCAATTTATCAAAATAAACAAGCTGAAATCGAGACCATCCAGAAGGAGATTCAGGAATTAGAATCTTCCACGGATCAAGCCGTGCAATTGATTAAGGATGATATCAACAGTAAAAAACAAGAGATTTTACTGCTTCAAAAAGATCAAGCGAAAATTGATCACGCAAAGCATGTTAATGATCGGGTAAGACAGCTTGAGCAAGAACAAAAAGAGTTAGCAGAACAATATGAACAGCTGCAACAACAACTCTTTTTGACTGAGGAATTTGTTCGCACTAAAGTGAATCTCCTTGAAGAGAAGATAAACAGCAAGTTTAAATATGCTCGCTTCAAGCTCTTCAAAGACCAGATCAATGGAGGACTTGAGGAGACGTGTGAAACCCTTTTTGGAGGTGTGCCTTATTCGTCCGGCTTAAATAATGCTGCACGCATTAATGTTGGACTGGACATCATTAACACGCTTAATGATTACTACGGAATCACTGCTCCTATTTTCGTTGATAACTCTGAAGCAGTGACGAAATTGATCAACACAAATTCACAGATCCTCAGCCTGATTGTTTCCAAGAAAGATAAACAGCTGCGGATTGAATTAGATGATAGCCCGCTCATTCCAGTAGATTGTGAGGTAAGTGCATGAGTGAAATTGTCACAGTAACAGTTGTTAGGAGTAAAGGTTGGGAAGATCTACGCCGTGAAACCTTGCTTATAAATGGCAAAGAAATCATGCATGTGGGTCCGCTTTCTGAATGTCCAGAAGACGCGATTTTAGAAAGAGATTTAGTAGGACCCTCCGACTTTGCTGATCTGCTTGAAGATTTCTTGATTGAGCATAAAGGAAAAAAAGTGAAATTTGTGTACGAAGACGAGGAGGATTCAAATGAGTGAACAAAATGAATTAATGACTAAGCCCGTTGAGTTTTCAGTAAACGGTGAATCCGTGAAGCTTACAGGAAAAACAGTAAAGAATTTTTTGGTTCGTGGAAACTCCGATGTAACTGATCAAGAAGCAGCAATGTTTATAAATCTTTGCAAGTATCAAAAACTCAATCCGTTTTTAAATGAAGCTTACCTTGTGAAATTTAAAGGCTCACCGGCTCAAATGATTGTTGGTAAAGAAGCATTTATGAAGCGTGCAGAGAATAACGAGCAGTTTGAAGGGTTTAAAGCTGGGATTATCGTTGAGCGTGAAGGAGATATGGTTGAAATAGAGGGTGCAATCAAGCTTCCTAAGGATAATCTAATTGGAGGATGGGCTGACGTTTACCGTGCGGATAGGAAGCAACCAATTTCAGTGCGTATAAGCCTGGATGAATTCAGCAAAGGACAATCCACGTGGAAGACAATGCCCTTAAATATGATTCGAAAAACAGCAATAGTAAATGCCCTGCGTGAAGCTTTCCCTAATAACTTAGGGAATCTATACACAGAGGAAGAGGAGCAGGCTAACGATGATATACCAGCTGAAGAACGGGTGCGCCGTGAGGTAAATGAAAAAGCGAATGCAGAGGTTATCGATATCGAACCAATTCCGGATCCACAAACAGAACAGCCGGAGCCCCAACCAACAAAAAAAGATGAGAAGCCCTCAGTCTTTGAATCGGACGGACCAGATTTTTGATTGAAATTACAGCCCTGTCATCGAGCAGTAAGGGGAATTGCTATCGGGTTACCGATGGTAAGACCCCGCTTCTTTTGGAATGCGGCATCAACTTTAAACAAATGCAGAAGGGGTTTCAGTACAAAATGTCTCAATTCGCTGGCTGCCTTGTTTCTCATGAGCATGGGGATCACTGCAAAGCAATTAAGGATGTTCTGAAAGCCGGCATTGATTGTTACATGTCTCCTGGGACGGCCGGAGCAATTGGCATTTCTCATCACAGAATAAAGCCTGTGCGCGCTAAACAGCCGTTTAAAGTTGGTTCTTGGTCTATTATGCCCTTTGACGTGCAGCACGATGTGGCGGAGCCGTATGGCTTTCTGTTGGCTAATGAGGATGGTGACAAGCTTCTGTTTGCCACTGATACCTATTACATCAAATATAAGTTTCCAGGACTCACTCACATTATGGTGGAATGCAATTACTCGAATGAAATACTGAACGAAAACATCGAAAGCGGCCGTACACCGCTATTTATGAAAAGACGACTCTTACAGTCGCACTTCAGTTTAGAAAACGTAAAAGAGTTTTTGAAGGCAAATGACTTGAGCAGGGTTCAGGAAATTTGGCTGCTGCATCTTTCTGAATCAAACAGCGACGAGGAGCTTTTTAAAGAAGACATCATGAAATTGACTGGAAAGGTTGTTTATATACCATGACTGACAATGACTTAATTGCGGTTCCTTACCCTTATTGTTATGTGTCATTGGCCAAGACAGTGGCCCCAGATATGCGTAAGGACACTCTACTAATGTACGTTTCAACGTATTTTCGAAAATATGAACCCAATCTTACTCTTGTGACAATCAAAGGTTTAAAAGCTATCTGCAGAAAGAAATAGTGATGGAAAGGAGGCGAGGCCCTTGGCTGGATGGGTGAGGCTATATAAGTCAATGGTCGATCATGAGATCTTTACAGATAATGTCGGCTTTAGGTTGTTCACTTTCTTAATTGCCAAAGCTGCGTTTCAGGACGGTATGAAGATTAATGATTATGAGTTAAAAAAAGGCCAGTATATCCGCTCATATTCAAAACTATGTGATGACTTAGCGATTAAAAAGGGCAGAGGTTTAACAAAATTCACAAGAGCCGCAGTCAAAGCTGCAGCTGAAAGGCTTCAGGCAAAAGGAATGATTACTGCAGAGGAAACTGATTACGGAATGCTTTGGACTGTATTAAATTATTCAAAATTCCAAGGTGCTGCTGAAGAGCCTACATATGAAAATAAGGCTAAAGAAAAGCCAAAAGCACCTCAACAGAAGGACGAGGGCTCGACTTCTTTCCAAAAAATCGAAGAAAAATTCACTTCGAGAAAAGGCTCTCTATTTTTATCTGCTGTAGATACAGCGGCAATCAAAAGAGTCATAGAGGCAGAGATACCTATCGACGATGTTTTGACTTGGATAGATGAAATTTTTGATCAATATAAACCTAAATATCCAGGAGACAAGATAAATTCTTTTTCTTACTGTGAACTAATTATTCGTGATAGATGGGTTGCTAAACAAAGCGAAAAACAGCCTTCTAATGTCTCGGAATTTAGGCCGCGAGGATCGATACAAGAAAAAAGCTTTGCTGCTCTCGAGGATTATGCTAGAGAGAACGGCATTAAGGTGAATTAGGAAGGTGATTACTTTGGAAAAAGCAGAAGCAATGAAATTATTGTTGCGGCTTTCCGCAGCATATCCGCGTTTTGATTTAAGCGGCGATGTTGGGAAAGAGCGAATTGAATTGTGGATGGACCATCTTCAAAAAATGCCGTTCGAAGCCGCAAAAACAAAGATAAATGAGCATATTGCAAATAAACCATTCCCTCCAACAATTGCGGAGATTAGCGTCAAACAACCAGAGAAAAATGAATTTTTAGAGCAACAGAAAGAGTGGGAACGAAATGCAAAACATGCTAAAAAACCTTGAAGCAGAAGAGAGCCTGTTGGGCTGTATCCTTGTTGAAGGAGAGCTGATTAAGGAAACCACTTTGGAGCCAAAGCATTTTGCAGATGAGCGGCATAAACGGATTTTTAAGGCTATGCGTGATGTTGATTCCTCCGGACAGCCTGTTGAAATGGTGACAGTAGTTACAGAGTTAGGGGATACAGTCGAAGCGATCGGTGGTACCTCTTATCTTGTAGATCTAGCAAGTGCGGTTCCTTCTGTTATTAATTTTGAAACCTATCAAACATTAATCTATGAAGCTTTTAAACTTCGAGATATGCAAAAAACAGCGCTTGATTTTGCAAACAACCCAAGCGATGAGGGTATTTTGCAAGTCTATCAGAAGACCGTGGAGCTGCAGGAGATTGGAATTAAAAATAATCGCACCAAGATGGATGTTTTAACTGAAATATACAACGACATGTATCAAGAGAAAGGCGAAATAACAGGAGTGGAAACTGGGCTAGCTGATCTAGACGCTATGACCGGGGGCTGGCAGGATAGCGACTTAATTATCGTAGCTGCCCGGCCTTCCATGGGAAAAACAGCTTTCGCTCTAAATTTGGCCCAGAATGCGGCGTTAAAAGGTGGAGTTGTGGATGTTTTTTCTTTGGAGATGTCCGACCGTCAACTTGTTAACCGGATGCTCAGCAATTTAGGTTCAATCGAAGGTACAAAATGGAGAAACCCGCACAAGTATTTCAGTGAAAAAGACTATGAAAACGCGAATCGGGCCATCGGTGAATATGAAAAACTAGACATCTATATTCACGACAAACCGTCACAGTCAGTGGCTGATATTCGTTCTGCCATTCGGAAGACCACAAAGGAACACCCGGATCAAAAGCATTTGGTTGTGATTGATTATCTTCAATTAATCCGACCTATTGGAAAATTCGAAACGAAAAACTTAGAGGTCGCAAGCATAACAGGCGAATTGAAGAACATAGCCCGGACATTCAATATTCCAATCATTCTGCTTTCTCAACTTTCTCGCGGTGTTGAGCAGCGACAAGATAAGCGGCCGATGATGTCTGATCTTCGAGATTCAGGCAGCATTGAACAAGATGCCGATATCGTTAGTTTTCTCTATAGGGATGACTATTACGATAAGCAAAGCGACCTAAAAAACATAGTGGAGATCATTTTTGCAAAACAAAGAAACGGCTCGGTTGGCACTGTCATGGCTGCCTTTATTAAAGAGTACGGCCGATTCTTAAACCTTGATAGACAAATGGAAGAGAAGCTCGCTTAAAAGAAAGGAGCACATATTATGCCTTCAGATATAACACAGACTGCCACAGACGAGCGGCGGGAATTTTTAACGAATGAGCTTATCAAGTATGGCCAGTATGAATCGGAGGACGGGCAACAGCTGTATGAACTGTCTTTGCCGGAACTGGAGCGGCTACATATTAACGTTAAATGCAAGTTTGGCCGTGAAATGTCCTTCGAGGAGGGAGATTGATGCTCGGCACGCTCCGCTCCTTAACATTCATAATCATGAACGCGGATTTAATAATGACTGAAATAGAGCAGCTGGAATCAGCTGACGGGAGGTAACAGCATTGATTAGTTTTACAGTTTACGGTGAGCCAGTAGCCCAAGGGAGACCGAGAGCCACCACGGTTAATGGGATGACCAGGCTATATGATCCAAAGAAATCAAGAGACTTTAAGCAATATGTAAAGCTGGCTGCTTCAGATTATCGGCCATCTAAATTGCTAGAAGGACCACTTGAATTGTCAGTAAGGGTTTATAAATCCACTCTGAAAAGCTTCAGTAAGAAAAAAGTTGCAGAAGCAGAACAAGGGCTATTAAGGCCGAGCAAAAAGCCAGATGTTGATAACTATATAAAGGGCATTAAGGACGGACTAAATAAAGTCATCTGGCATGATGACAGCCAAATTGTAGACCTTCATGTCAGTAAGTATTATAGCCAAAATCCAAGAATCGAAATACAGGTGAAGCCACTATCACAAGAGGAGGAGCAGTTATGTCTTTCATTAATCTAAAATCTCTCGTTAAAAAGGTGAATATGAAGCCTAAAGGTATTACTGAAATCGTTTTGGAGGTCAGCACAAAAGAATTAGGTGGATCTAGGATTTCACGCCTTTCTGAAATGATTGATAAGGAAGTACAAGCTCAGCTGGAATCAGAAACAGTTCAATATGTCTTAGAAATAAATGCGAAAACTGAGAAACCAATTACAAATTACACGGTTGATCAAAGAGGAATTGTTAATGTCGCGGATCCTGAACCGGAACAACTTGAGGCAGAGTTAGGGCTCCCCGAAGAAAAACCAAGAATTGAAGAAAAACCAATGGAGATAGATCGAGAAATTGTTGATTCTTTCATCACTGAAGGTACGCCTCCAGTTCGTGATGGTTTTCCTGAAAATATTGATGAAATTGCAAAACGCCGTATTGAAGGGGAATCATACCGCAGGCTTGCAGATGAGCTTGGAATGTCTCCAAGTGCCACTATAGACCTCATTAACGAGTACAGAAAAGAAATTGCTCCAATTGCTGAAGCTTGGTGGGATTGGAAACAAGATCAAGCTGCAGAAGCGGAACCTTTGGAAAAAGAAGCGCCCCCTGTTCCTCTAGATCAAAACAATGAAGCTGATCCATCCTCCTCAGATGAAAAAGAGGAAGACAACCAGGATGAGGGTGAACACGGAGCGGCTTAATGGTTAAAAGGCAGCGGCGTTGGTATTTGCTGTTTCGCATGGAGGATGGACGAGCAGTCCACCTCTATGAGCCTTTGAGAAAATACGAGCTGCTCCAGCGGCTTAAAAATGGATGGAGGGTTATTGGTGGCCTCAAGGAGAGAGTATCTTATAAAACGTCTTACGGAAGATTTCATGATGGTTCCAGGACACGGGCCTGATCTTTCTAAGATGACAGATGAAGAACTTGAAAAGCGATTGAGATTTTTAAAATCGGCGTTCAAGATGGCTTGGGCAGAGGAAGATAATGAGGACGGTGAAGATATATGAGCGTCAGACATCATCTGAAAATTTTACCGGAGTATTTTGAAGCGATGATTGATGGTCGTAAAACCTTTGAAATAAGGAATGATGACAGGGGTTTTAAAGAAGGGGATATCCTTTGTCTAAATGAATGGCAAGGTGAATTTACTGGCCGCTCAATAGATGTTCTGGTCACATACATTTCTGATTTTGAGCAAAAACCCGGATATGTCGTTCTCGGAACTAAATTGATGTCTTAAATAAAAAACCGCAGCACAAGGCCCCGGTTTAGTTAATCTCGACAATTAATTATAACACGGGGAGTGCTGCAAAATGAACCGACCTATTGAACTTGAAAACTTACACCAACTTTCCGTTGGAGACTTGATTGAACGAAACAAAATAAAGCTAGTTATTCTTGATGGCAAGGATGGCTGCGCATATTTAGCAGATACACCTGAGTACGGCATTACAAATGTGCATACCAGAGACAATGAATATACAAGAATCCATTTTGACTATGGATTTAAGAAGTAAAGCGGAGGGGACACCCTCTGCAGTTATTGGGGGGAGTGTTTATGGCCATGAAAGGCAAATGTCTCAGTTCAGACATTACACCATTAGGCAAAGGGCGAGAATACTTCCTGTTTCCTTTAGGAGATAGCCACTATTATGTATCTAAATTTGACAGTGTTAACGCCCATTGCGGAGCTTATGAAAAGAAACATTTTCAAGTCATCGATGCGGGCTTAGGAGAAGAGACGCCTGCAGGTAATTATGAGCATCTGGATTCTTCAAAGATTTACAGCGCAGAACTCATTTGGATGAAGCTGGCTTATGCTCTCTTAAAACCGCTTGGCACATACTATGTTAGGCCGCGGTCTCCCAGGATGACACATTGTAATTATTACTATGATAGAGAGTTAACAAAATTCGGAGGGATTTATCCGCTTCATTGGTTTATCAATTTTCAAGAAGTGGATGAAAATACGGTCGATGAGATTGAAAAAAAAAAGGAGCTGCCGGCAAGTGAATGGCAGCAAATGAGCTTGTTCTGAGTTAAGGAGGAGCCAATATGAAAGATAGGATTCAGAGAATCGAAAATGAAGTCAGGCAGCATATGGGGCTATCTCTGGCCTCAACGGAGTGGCTGATTGAAACGGTTAAGCAACAGCTGGCCGTCATCGAGGAAAACAAACGGCAGGAAGAAATAGCAGTTAATCAGTTCAAGCAGGCCCAGCAAGATATCCGGCGCCTGAGCGGGGAAAGTAGCAGATATAAAAAGGCTTTACAGCAAGTTATTAAGAATCTGCAATTCACAATAAGAGCCGCTAAAAATGAATTAGAAGGTGAAAATAGTTGATACGAATTTATGAAACAGGTGATTCACAGTTTAATAACCTGGCTGCAGCCTGGTCTAAATTGACTCACCATGATAAAGACCTGTTTGAAGTGAGCGCCATCATCCTAGCATCGGATCATCAAGAGAAAGAGGCGGAAAAAATAGCTTCGGGCTTTGAAAGGATCAACAGTATCCAGAACAGAAAAATTCACTTCTGCAATGCCTTGTATCATGGTTTGTTTGTTATCTGAAGTGTAAAAGTCACAATCTCATTACTTCTATTAGAAACCCCATAAAAAGGATATAATCAAACTTAAAAGAGAAAAAATGGGGGATTTTAATTGAGTGAGAAAAAGGAAAAGTGGTATGGTAACGAAAATTTTTGGATGTGGGCAGGGATAACAGTATGTGGGTTGGCACTCATAATTCCATTTGCAATTTTATTTTGCACAAATAACTTCTCTCTAAAAGGAATCGATGGTTTAGGGACGTTTGGAGACTTCTTTGGAGGTACCACAGTAGGATTGTTTAATCTATCTAGTATCCTTTTAGTCTTAACTGCTGTGATAATGCAAAGGAAAGAATTAGAACAAACTCGAAACGAGTTTGTCCAAACAAATAAAACACTAATTAAACAACAATTCGATAATACGTTTTTTAATATGATAAATCTTCATAATGAGATTGTAAGGGGACTTGGAGTTGAACGGCAAAAGGGAAAGTATGCACTCGATTATTTAAATACAGAGGTAAAAACTAAGTATCAACTTAATAGAGAAAAAATAGATGATAAAAAATTGAGATTAATAGAATCTTACAATGAAGTATATAAGAAATTTATTTTTGGTCATTATTTTAGAAATATGTATAGAATAATGAAGTTTATAGACCAAGCTGAAAAATTAAATACAAGTGAGAAAAAGAATTATATTGGAATTTTAAGAGCACAGCTATCAACAGGAGAATTATTACTGATCTTTTATAATGCTTTAAGTGATAGAGGAGAGAAGTTCAGAGAACTTATTATGAAGTATAACTTTTTTGATGATTTATTAGATGATGATCCATTTTATCAAGAATTTAAGCGCTACCTAGAATTATAGTAAAAGAGAGAACGGACACTGACCATTTAGCTAATGTTAGATGTAACGTGCCCGTTTTCTTATAGTAAGGGAGGAATTTGGATGACAGCAGCAGAGCAATTATCATTTCTTCCGGAAGTGAATGAAAAGGAAGTTCGTAACATTGTTATTAAAGAGCTGAAAACCTATAGATCATTAAAAGTTCAGGCGGAGAATAGGAAAGAACAAAAGGAAAAGGGAGTCATTGGGTTATTCCCGCAGCTGCGGAAAAGCACCGAATATAATGAGCTGAAGGTCAAGCAGATGGATAGGGCGCTAAAGCACTGCCTTGATCAAGATGAATACAGCATAATAGAAAAGAAATATTTGTCTCCGGAAAAAATAAAGGATCTTGAAATCATGATTGAGCTGGGTATAAAAAGAGATAAGTTCTATCAGGTGAAAAGACAAGCTATATACAACATTGCGACAGCGCTCGGAATAATCTGAGGGCTGTTTTTTTGTCTAAATTCATCTAATGGAGTCACAACCAAAGCAAGAAGTATTAGTAACACATTATAGGCAAGGCTTTTTTCACTGGTGAACTTATTTGTTGCACGATAAAATTGCAATAACTGAAAGGAGGGGTGCAAGTGATCAAAAAAAAAATGGACTTAGAGGAGTTTAGATAATGGATGATAAAAAGAAAGAGGTTCAGAGAAAATATAGAGAAGAGATTAAGAAAAAGAAACAGCAACAAGAAGATGACAAGAATCTTACAAGAGAAGCAATTATTGTTGTGACGATAATTGTTATGTTTATTTTTTTGAATTTCATGTTCAAAAGTTTTTAACAAATAATCCCTTATCCCCACTTGAACTATTTACCTATTGAGAATATTATTGGAATAGGTAGAATATTACCAATAAGAAAAGAGGGAGAGATGATGAAAGACTTAAAACTGTGGAAAATACTATTACTAACGTTGGTTTGTTCATTGATTTTTTCTGTCGTCTTTGTGACTGTTCAAAGGATTGACCTGTATTTGAATCCGCCAGAAGTACCTGTTAAATCGATTGAAAAAATAAAATAATTTGTGTGGGGGATAAGGGAAAGTGAAAAAAGTATTTTTTGTAAGTGCTATAGTTGCAGGGTTCTTCATGTCTATTGTCGGTGTTGGCGAAGCTAAAGCAGAAGAGTATAAAATTGATCCTATTGGCGATCAAATTGGTTCGGAAGATGGGCGATCTGACGTAAATGATCCAGTTGTAGCGAAAGATGGTCCAGAAGATGGAGTTAACGATGAATCTAGCGTACAACCTAAGATTAGAAAAATATCAGATGACATAAGCTTATTTTCTCTTCTAGGAGCCGGTGAGTGGGATTATTTAGGGTCTTCAACATTTAAGATTCAATCAAAAACATTCTATTCAGGTGGAGGAGACCTTGGAATTCAGATATCTCAGCCATATATTGGTCCTGGTTTCACATGGCAGTATAAACTTGTAGAAGAAGATCCAACTTTCAATGATACAGTTTCTCGTTTTACTTTAGCTAACCAAAAAGGCACATATGAAGTAATATTCAATGTGCGTAGTTTTGTTGATGGAGATAATAAAAAAGCGGAATTACACCTTGAGAAAGCAACAAACCCAGCAACAAGTGTTTCTACAAAATGGTGGGATTGATGTAAAAGAGCAAGCCTAAATGGTTTGCTCTTTTTTTAGTATCTATATTTGTAAAATTACCGACAAAAACCCGATAAAAAGCCGACAAAATGGGGGATAAAATGGGTACTTTTTTTGATTGCGTTTTGTCATACGATAGAGACAAGAAAACGAACGTGAATAACAGTCCAAAAAGGAGATACCTACGGACGCTGATCTTTTGTACAGGGGAATTTGTACAGCTGATTAGTGGCCGTTTTTTTATGGCCGAACCAGGAGACGCACCTTTCCTTTATCAAGTGTGCACTCGGATGTATCGAATGACTATGAAGGTCGTTAGCTTCACAGGAGGAGCGGCTGGAGTCTATGCAGTATTGCGCGCGATAGTCACGGGGTACGCAAGCGGTGAGATCCCGTTTGCAAGGAAAGTCTAACACGGCTCTCCATTTTCTTTGCTTACCTCCTGGAGAAAATCGGCGGGCCACAAATAAATAAAAGCGAATAGCGTAAGGCGGTGCTTATTCGGCAAGGAGTAATGAAAGATGAAGGTGAGAGACGTTTTATCTGCTGACACGAAACAGCAGCTTAAAAAAGTGTTAACTCCCTCACCAAAGGCAGAGGAACCTTTGACGAGCAGGGATTGGGAAGAAATCATGGGAACGAGACGTGACACCTTCAGACGTGTGGGCGGCCGTATCCGGAGAAGATAGAATATTTGTAAATTCTTCAAAAAAATATAGTGATTGGACATTAAAGTCCCCAAAATTTAGTATGAATATGGTATAACTATAGTATGACCGGTTGATTTGTTTCAACCACTCTAAGTGGGGTAATCTCAATATTAGATGTTGTTTTTCCTTTTTAAATGAATGGTGAACAATTATTTTGACCATGCTATTCCCAAAAAGACGGGAGTTGTTAGGCAATGGTCAAAAAAAAGGGGGAAAAGAAAATGGCTACTGCATGTAAAGTTGAGCCAGTAGAACTGGAGTTTCACACTGAACAACAGGCGAAAAGTTTTGTTGACTATGTATTGAATAATAAACGAGCTTCCGAATCGGCTGGCGTAAAAGCTGCAAGAGAACTCTTTGCAAATCATAAAAGCGCTCCAATTCGTAAGAGAAAACGTGGAAAAGACACTTTATAAAGAATCATTAACGGATGAACATAAATCTGATATTGAGAAATTTCAATGTAATAAACATGAAGACATAGTAGAATTTTTAACAGAAAAAGCACTAATATATCATTACGCAGGTAATTCTCGAACTTTCCTTTACTATGATGAGGATGATAATTTAATTTCGTTTTATTCACTTTTTAATGATCATGTAACGATCTCTAAAAAGTCAAAGGAAAAGTATAAGTGGACACTGCCTAATTTAGATATGTATCCTGCAATTAGATTACACTACTTTGCCGTAGACTCACGTTATCAAAAAAAGAAATTCGGTAAATATATGATGGGTGAAGTTTTTACAACTTGTGCAAGAATAGCTGCGGACTCAGGGTGTAATTTTATTGTTTTGCAGGCAAAGGAAAATGCGATTGGTTTCTATAAAAAGCTTGGTTTTAAGAGCACAGGGGATCCAACAAAAGATGGTTTCCAAACTATGATTTTTAAATTGGCTTATTTAGAAGAAAGCTCCTAAAAATTATTAGGAGTTTTTTTTTATGCCTAAAAGGAGGATTTAATGATGAACATACAAAAAATATCAATAAATAAAATAAACCCCGCTCCATATAACCCTCGTATTGACCTTCAGCCAGGCGACCCCGATTATGAGAGAATAAAAGCATCTATTGAACGGTTCGGTAATGTCGAGCCGCTTGTTTGGAACGAAAGAACAGGAAACCTTGTAGGTGGCCATCAGCGGTTCAAAATACATATGGAGAATAATCCTTCAGAGCTTACTGTTTCGGTGGTAAATCTTGATGATAACGAGGAAAAAGCCTTAAATATTGCACTTAACAAAACAGGTGGCGATTGGGATGAGTACAAACTCGAACAAGTTTTAAGAGAGCTTGAAGAAAATAATTTTGATCTGTCCTTCACCGGCTTTTCAGAAGGCGAACTAGAAAGTATTTTAGAAGATCTGACAGAACATGCAGGGAACGGCGGGAAAGTTAGCGATAATCATGAGATTGATCTTGATGATTACGAGGAGGACCAATTTCAACATACCTGTCCAAAATGCGGGTTCTCTTTCAATGAGTAGGTGTTGAACAATGAACAGTTATAGATGGTATCTGTCTGATCTCAAAAATGTTGAGCAGAATGGATTGAAGGTTTTTAGTACGTTTTCATGTGGTGGCGGTTCTTCCATGGGTTACAAGCTTGCTGGCTATAATCTTCTTGGAAACTGTGAAATTGATCCGCAAATGATGAAAATCTACAGAAAGAATCACAATCCCAAATACTCGTTTTTAATGGATATCAGGAAATTCAACAAGTTGGACGATCTGCCAGAGGAATTATTCGATTTGGATATTTTCGATGGATCTCCTCCCTGTAGCGTGTTTTCAATCTCGGGTGAAAGAGAAGAGGTATGGGGAAAAGAAAAAGCTTTTAGGGAAGGGCAGGCAAAACAATCACTGGATGATTTATTTTTTGAGTACCTGGATGCAGTAAATAGGCTTAGACCAAAAACTTTTGTTGCTGAGAATGTAAAAGGCATGATTATTGGAAATGCAAAGGGGTACGTAAAGCTTATAATTGAAAAGGCAAAAGAAATAGGCTATGATGTACAGCTATTTGTGCTGAATGCTGCCACAATGGGGGTTCCGCAAAGAAGAGAGCGGGTCTTTTTTATTGGTCGACGAAAAGATTTAAAGTTACCACCGCTAAAGCTCCATTTTAATGAGCGCCCTATTCTATACAAAGAAATCAGGAGCGGGCGAGGTTCCAGATTGAAGGAAAATACAAAAACGTATAAAAGATGGGTGAAGAGAAAGCCGTCTGATACTGATATCGGTCAAATTACAAGAAGGCTTGAAGGTAAAGAGACCGGCTTTAATACTGTTTTGATTAAGAATAGTCTTGTTCCGCCTACGTTGGCAAGCGGGTCTATATTTCTCCGATACGATGAACCCTATTATATTTCAAGACAAGATGTGATTTTGATTCAGTCATTTCCACTCGACTATGACTTTATGGACGCTTCAGTGCAGTATGTTTGTGGTATGAGCGTGCCGCCTTTGATGATGAAGAGGATTGCGGAGCAGATTCATAAACAATGGTTTTCATAATAAAAAAAAGAGGGTGCTGCTACACCCTCCCTTTCTAAACAGAGAGAAACTCCCTGTCAAAGAGCGTGATCAAGACGCGGCCGCGTTGTGGGAACATCACGCTCTCATCTCATATTGTAATGGAGGACAGGGAGGATGGCAATAGAAAATAGAAACGTATGTTCCCTTTCTGATGATGAAAAAGAGAATCTCCTTCTCCTGCATAGTGCCGAGTTGTTAGAGAACATCAGTCAATCAAAAGAGAAATACCGAAAGATAATACAAGCAGGTATGGCACAGTGGGTCAAGGGACTCCAAGAAGGACGTATAAAATTGGACACTGTAGCAGACTTGAAATTGCTCATAGAGCTTGATATACAGCTTCAGAAGGATGAGGAAATTTAAAAACAAACTCAAACTTAATTATGAGGTCCGGAGGTGGGTGAGATGTAATGCCGAGACCACGAGATCCTAAACGAGATGAAGCGTTTCGTCTGTGGGAAGAAAGCGGCGGAACCCGCTTACTAAAAGATATAGCTGAGGAGCTCGGTTGCTCCCCGTCACTTATTCGTAAGTGGAAAAACCAAGATCATTGGGAAGAAAAACTGAATGGTAACGTTACTAAACCAAATGATAGATCCAATGGTAACGTTACTAAACGCCCTGGTGCTCCAAAAGGAAGTAAGAACGCCAAAGGGAATAAGGGAGGAAAAGCGCCGCCTGGCAATCAAAACGCTAAAGGGAATAGAGGCGGCGCAGCTCCTAAAGGAAATAAAAACTCTGTGCGAACTGGTGAGTATGAATCAATCCTATTTGATTTCATGGATGATACAGAAAAAGAGCTGTTTGGCCAGATCGAAACAGACCCGCTCTATCAAATTGATCTAACAATAAGGGAGCTGAGCCTTCGGGAGCGACGGATGATGCAGAGAATAAGCCGCATAGAGAATGGCTTGAATGAAACGCAACGCCGCGTCCTTCAGCAATTGCGAAAAGTAAAAGACATCGTGCCGACCAAGGACCAGAAAACTGGTTTAGTAAAGCACCAGGCACTTATGAATGAGCGCCTTGTCGTTACCGAAATTGAAGAGGTATCTGAGCCGAGTGTAGATAAGATTCTTCGTTTGGAAGAAGCGATGACCCGCGTCACTGATAAGCGGTTAAAAGCAATCCGTCAGAAATACGAAATGATTCGATCAATGGATGAACATGAATTAAAGCTGCGCGGCATTTATCTTTCAAATGAGACGAAGCAAGCAGAGCTTGAAAGACTCACAGCTCGCCCGGTTGATAATTCTGTTCACATTACTATTGAGCGTAAGCATAAGGATGAGAGCCAATGATTAACAAGGAAGTAAATCCACACTTTGAGGATTTTCTTTTTGATTGGAATCAAAAGTTTCAGTTTCTAGTTGGCGGTTATGGATCCTCGAAGAGTTATCATGTGGCGCTCAAGATTGTTCTTAAATTACTGGAAGAGAAGCGGACCGTTCTTGTCGTGAGGGAAGTATACGACACGCACAGGGACTCAACCTTTTCCCTCTTTGATGAAATTATCAATGACCTTGAGATCGATCATATTGTTAGGTGCGTTTCTTCACCAATGCAGATCCGCTTTCCAAACGGAGGCCGGATCATATTTAAAGGGCTGGATAAGCCGGCCAAGCTGAAATCGATCAATAACGTTTCTCTCATATGGATTGAGGAATGTTCTGAGGTGAAGTATGAGGGGTTCAAGGAACTGCTTGGACGTCTGCGTCACCCGACATTGCCGCTTCATATGATTCTTTCAACAAACCCGGTCGGAGAAGATAACTGGACATATAAGCATTTCTTCAAAGATGACCGCCAAAAACGGTTTGTTCTCGATGATAAGGAGCTATACGAAAAGCGGACTGTCGTAATTAATGACACCTATTATCACCACTCAACAGCGGACGATAATTTATTTCTTCCGGAAAGCTACGTGAAGCAGCTCGATGAAATGAAAGAATACGACCCAGACCTTTACCGAATTGCGCGGAAAGGTCATTTCGGCGTGAATGGGGTTCGTGTGCTGCCGCAATTTGAAGAGCGGCCACATGATGAGGTAATGACAGCAATCGCTAATATTAACCGCCCACTTAAACGGGTAGGCATGGACTTTGGTTTTGAGGAGTCGTATAACGCCGTTGTCCGGCTCGCTGTGGACCATGAAAAGAAATATCTCTATATCTATTGGGAGTATTACAAAAACAAAATGACGGACGATCAGACGGCTGAAGAACTCAATGAATTTGTTGAGACTAAGGAATTAATCAAAGCAGATTCTGCGGAGCCCAAAACGATCCGTTATTTTCAACGGCAAGGATTCAACATGGTGGGCGCCCATAAATATAAAGGATCCCGCCTTCAATATACAAAGAAGATCAAACGGTTCAAGAAAATCATTTGTTCTGATCGATGTGAGAATACGATATACGAGCTGAAGCCGCTCACCTACGCTAAAGATAAGCTGGGCCACATCATAGAAGACGAGTTCACCATAGACCCGCATACACTTTCAGCGATATGGTACGCGCTTGATGATTACGAGGTAACCGATCTGAAAGAAGAATCAAAAGGAAGACCTAAACGGTCAAGACCAAGAAGCAGAGAGAGGGGGTAAGTGAATGGGTAAATCTACAGTTAAAGCGCGAGTTTTTAAAGCTTCTCCGCCTACTGAAACGACAAAACAGATTTACAAAGATGAATTTGAAGATATGTACGGAGAGAATGTCATACCCCCGCCGTATAACCTTAAAGAGCTTAAACACATCGCAGAGTATTCGACGATTTTACAGCAGTGTGTGGATGCGTACAAGACTAATATAGTGGGCTTCGGCTTCGAGATGAAATACTCAAAGGATATCAATTCTGATGAAGTGGATTCTGCTGAAAAAATGGCAGCTGATAAGGAATGGCAGCAACTTGAAGAATTCATCAAGTATATTCATTTTGATGAATCAGCTGAAACATTACTCGGTTTTTGCATAGAAGACCGGGAAAAGACCGGTAATGGATATATCGAAGTAATTCGAAACGGGAGCGGGAAACCGGCTGGCATTGAACATATGGCATCTGAATATGTCCGAGTTTGCTCTTTATCAGAACCTATTGAGGTTCCATACAATTATTTTGAGTCAGGTACGTTAAAGAAGATCCAGCGTCAAAAGCGCTTCCGGAAATATGTGCAGATCGTCAATGGCAAAAGGGTGTTTTTCAAAGAATACGGAGATCCTCGAATCTTGAATTCTGAAACAGGAGAATATAGCGACAAAACTCCATTTGATAAGCAGGCCAATGAGGTTGTGCATTTTAAAATTGGGAGCGGAGCATACGGGAAGCCTCGATGGATTGGCCACATCGTCAATTTATACGGCGCTCGTAAGGCTGAAGAGTTGAATTTCATGTACTTCAAACAGGGCCGGCACGTTCCTGCTGCTATAACCATTGAAAATGGAATGCTCTCCGAAGACTCATACACGCAGCTGCAGGACTATATGAACGGTCTTGAAGGTGTAGAAAACGCACATAAGTTTCTTTTGCTTGAAGCGGAAGGGATAGCCAAAGGTAAAAACATTGAAGGCGATGAGGAAATCACGCCGGTTAAAGTGGAAATCAAGTCACTGGCTGAAATCCTTCAGCAAGATGCTTTATTCTTGGAATATGACCAAAAGAGCAGGGACAAGCTCCGCTCAGCCTTCCGTCTGCCGCCGCTCTATACTGGGGAAGCCCAGGACTATAACAAGGCGACAGCTGACACGGCCAGAAAGATTACTGAGGAGCAGGTATTTCAGCCGGAAAGAAAATTGATCACTGGTAAGCTAAACGCCTTATTCTTGAATGATCTTGAAATCCACAAAGTGGAGCTGCAGTTAAAAGGACCAGATTTCCGGGATCCTATTGAGATCGCAAAGGTTCTGACTCCTTTTATTAATGCCGGCGCAGTCTCACCGAATGATCTGCGTGATCTTGCTGGCCGTATTCTTGGTAAGACGCTTGAAGAATGGCCAGAGGAAGAGTACAGCAGGCCGATAGGTAAAAATACCGCTGCGCCCCCTTCTGATCCTTTGGCTGCGCTCTTTAAAGCAAAAAGCGGAGCTCCTAACGTGATCGGGTTATTAAAAGATATGCGGGATGTTCTGGAGGATATGAAGCGATGAACAAAACGGATAAGCTGCTGGAAAGTTTAACTGCTTTTATTCAAAAAGCCGAGGAAGATGAGAGAGAGAAGCTCGTGGAGGTCGTACCTGACTTCCCCGGACTTTCTAAGATACCCAGCTTTGTAGAAGAATATGAAAAAGGCATTGCCAGATTGCTCAGACGCCAGCGTAAGAGGTTTGTAGATGGGCTGAATGGTTTTATAGGTAAAGACTCAAAAGAAACGCTGGAAGCCCTTCTGATGTTTTTCACACAGAACTTATTTGCAGAAGATGACTTCGAGGAAGAATTTCAGGAGCTTACCGAGGGATTTCTGCAGCAGACCGTTGAGGAACTGGCGGGAGTGATCATGGATTCGTTGGATCCGGATGTCCCATTTGAAGCTTTATCTACCAGGGCAGCGGATTGGATCAAAGGTTGGTCTGAAAAGCTGGCCAAGATCATGAAGCTGAATACTCATGAGGCAGTGAAAAACGTGCTAACAGATGCTATCGAAAACGGTTCTTCCATCCAGGACATTGAACTGAGGCTCAAAGACATGCCGCAATTTGATAGAGAGCGGGCTCGTGCCACGGCCATTACTGAAGTGCTTGCCGCTTCCTCTGCCGCTCAGCATGAGTCATATACACAATCTCCCGCAGTAAAGAAAAAGAAATGGCGGCACAGCGGAGGGAAGAAGAACAACTCGCGTGAGAATCACATCGATCTTGATGGCACAGTAATTGGAGTGGATGAAGAATTTCAGATAACAGGTAGCAGCGAGACTTGCATGTTTCCGAGGGATCCTAAACTATCAGCAGGGGAGCGGGTTAACTGCCATTGTGTTTTATCGCCTGTGGTAGATAACGAGATTTTAGGATTATCAGCTGAAGAAAAAGAAAAAATTAGAGAGAAAATAGATATTATTTGAAACAGTTGGATTCCTCGCTCGTATAAGAATATAAGTTTTTTATTGGAAGGGGAAGCTGATGGTATTAACTAATGTTTGGAATTGGATACAAGAAAACGGTATTCTTACTGCTGTCATAACTGGAGTAATAGCAATTCTATTTAATCAAAGGCAAAAAAATATTGATAGGTTTTATTCACAATCAGATGAAACCTTAGAAGTAATACTCGAACCTATGAATTACTTTTTGAAAGATATTAAAGAAACTGATAATGAAGACTCAAAATTAGATCTTATAGCAAATTTCTTTGAGAAGTACAATGGGAGGAAGGGGGAGTTATCAAAATTAAGAAATTTGGTATTGATAGATCAAATTACAGAAACAGAAGAATGCTTTAAAAAATATAGTAAAGATAAGAATGAGGAAAATAAAAAACAATTATTATTTAAAATGAGATTATTACAGCAAGAAGTTTTTAAAGAATATAAAAGTGTTTTTGTCTCTCTTAATAAAAATTATAATTGGTATAAAATAATTTTTAAAACCAATTATCTTTTAAGCGTTGTATTCATCTTAATTAGGTGGGTTAAAGAAACTCTTTCTTTTGTAGTTGGAGCTTCTGCTATTAGCTTATTAGTAATTTTACCTGACAAGTATTTGGGAGAAGGTATCTTTAAAACTTGGTTAGTACCAAACCTGTATATTCTTATATCCTCAGCGGCTGCTTTATATATTTTTTGGATGTTCCATACCATGGTTTTAAAAGATACAATGCAAAGAAAAGATGAAATATCTCTAATACAAGAATGGTTAGAAAGAACGAAATTAGGAAAATGGATAAATGAAAATTTTTGGAGAAAAATAGAGCAGAGGATTGAAAGAAGGCGTGAGAGAAGGAATAGAAGACGTCCTTAGTCCCAGTATTGAAGGATTTACTGAAAGGAGGTGAAATTATGCCAAGAGAATTGGTAAACGCAAAGATCACACACGTTTCTTATGTAGACAAGGCTGCTAATCAAAAGCAGTTCTTTTTTATGAAATCAGAAAAACAGCCGGACTTTCAAAAGGAAGTCAAGGTCATTGCAAAAGAAGCAGACGAGCAAAAACTTGTGTACGGTATCGTATATGAGCCTGATACAGTGGACGCTCACGGGGATTTCATGACAGCTGCAGAAATCGAAAAGGCCGCTCATGGCTTCCTGAAAGATGCCCGTGAAATTGATAAGCAACATGATTTTCAAGGCGGTGTCGGTGAGGTTGTTGAATCCTATGTCGCACCTGCAGACTTTGAAATGAACGGGGAAACCATTAAAAAAGGATCCTGGGTCCTTGTGACAAAAGCCTCCGAGGAAGTATGGGAGGAAATTAAGAAAGGCGAGATCACCGGTTATTCCATGGCCGGAGTTGCGGATATTGCAAAACAAGAAGAAAAGCCTGTTTCTCCAGACGAGAAAGGGCTTTTTAATTTTCTCAAAAACTTCTTTGCCGGGAATATTAGCCTTTCAAAAGGCGCTGTACAGGAGAAGTATGATGAGGGGCGTAAACGGCGTGAATTTTGGGCGGCTCAAGATGCTTTAAACTCTGCTTTATTCAAATGGGATTACTCCGAAGGTATGGAGACAGATCCCGAAAAAATCAGAGAAGCCCTGCAAGACTTTGTGAATATCGCTCAGAATGTATTGATTTCTGATGACATTTTGAAAGCGATTGGACCAAAGCCTGAAGAACTGCAAAAGGCCGGCCGAAAATTCTCGGCTTCAAACCTGCAAGAAATTAAAAGCGCTCATACTGCTCTCGGCAATTTGCTGAGTCAGGTGGAGACGGAAGGAGAGGAAGAAGAAATGAACGCAGAGGATGTTGCAAAATCCATTGCAGAAGCATTAGAGCCAATTAAGAAACAGCTCGCAGAATTAGAAAAAGATGAGGACCCTAAAAAGAAGAAAGACGAAGAAAAAACGGCTGAGGAAGAAGAGTCTGAAAAAGAAGCTGAGAAGAAGTTGAAAAAAGCTATTACTGATGCTGTTCAACCGCTCGCTGATCGTATTGAAGCGATTGAAAAAAGCCGTGGAATCTCTAAACAAGATGAGACTTCAGAAACTGAAACACAAGTTAATAAATCAATCTGGTCAGGGCTCCTTTAAACCCTGACTATTTTTATAAGGAGGAAATGAAGTGACAAACCAAGAGGCAATTAGAAAAGCAGAAATGACGCTGTCCAGCTTAAAAAGTGGTGGCTTAATGAATCCTACTCAGTCAAAAGAATTTATTCGAATGGTTCAGAATGCGCCAACTATTTTAAAGGACGCACGCGTCATTCCAATGGACCATGATGCACAAAAATTTGAGAAAATCGGCTTCGGGCAGCGTGTATTAAGAGCTGGAGTAGAAGGAACTGAGCTGACAAAAGATCAAAGGGTAGTTCCAACGACAAGCACTGTCCAGTTGAATGCAAAAGAAGTTATTGCTGAAATCAATATTACTTATGACACACTCGAAAATAACATTGAAGGAGACGGGCTTCAGAATACAATCATGCAAATTTTAGCTGAACGTGCTGCGGTTGATATTGAAGAGCTGATCGTCAACGGAGATACAACTTCATCTGATACGTTTCTTGCTCAGATAGACGGTATCCGTAAACAAGCCACTTCTCACATTGTTGATGCAGCTGGCGAAGAACTGTCACGTCAAATATTTAAGCGTGGATACAAAGCTGTTCCCTCTAAATATTTACGAATTCCACAGGAGTTCCGCTTCTATACTTCTCCTGGTATTGAGGTTGAATGGAAAGATCGTGTCGCTGATCGACAAACGAGCTTAGGGGATGCAGCTGTTCAAGGCGGGCTTTCTTCCGCTTTCGGTGTTCCGGTCAAGGGAATTGCGAACCTGCAGCCTTATACGATTGGCGAAGCGGAAACGACTTCTGACGTTTCTGACATTATCCTAACCCATCCGAAGAATATCATTCTCGGCTTCTCTCGTAATATCAGAATTGAAGTAGACAAAGATATTAGAGCACGTAAATTTATCATTGTCCTGACAGCTAAGCTGGACAGCAAATTCGAAGAGGAAGATGCTGTGGCTAAAATCGTGAAAGTAAAAGAGTAGGTGAGAAGCTATGTATAAAGCTAAACTCATTAAAGGCAAGAACTATCACGTGATGGACAAAGTCTTTAAAATCGGAGAAGAACAGCCGGTTTCAAGAAAATTGTATCTTTACTTGAAGCAAAACGAATCCTTCGAAGTAAATGAGGTGCAAGACAAGAAAAATGGCGGAGAAGAGCCGATACATTACACAGAAGATCAATTGAAAGGTATGCACAAACCGGATCATGAAACCATTATTTCTAATCTTGGTGGCAATCCGTCTCACTTCAAAAACGCAGACGAAAGAATTGCCTTCATCCTTAATCAGCAAGAAAACAGTGGGGAGTGAGCGGCGTGTTAATCACTCCTGCTGACCTAAAGGATTACACTGTTTTTGATTCTGTAAGGGATCGGCCTGATCCCCTTCTTACTCAGGACATCATAGAAGCTATAGCTGAAATAACCTATCAAGTTGGCCATGATTTTTCTGGCCCAAAATATGATCCGCTGCCTGAAATGGTTCGGCTGGCTTTATTAAAAATGGCGCAGTATTTCGCGTTAATTAACTCTGATGAGTCAATCACCAAAGGATATACAACCGAGAAGATCGGTGACTATTCATATTCTCTTGGAAACGGCAGCTCTATTCAAAAACCAGACGTCTACACACTCATTAAAGATTATGTGATACCGTCTGAGCCGAGTTTGGAAGGTACAGAAGTAAAAATGCGGATGAGGTCCATATGAGCTATCGATCTTTATTAACTCATCGATGCGACGTTTATCACCTGCAGGAGAAAGCAGAAAACAAAAAACAATCTTATGGAGTGCCGGTTGAAGATGTTCAGCCGGCATTTTCATATCCTGAAGTTCCAGATGTAGCGGGACAACCGTGTTACTTCACAGAAAAGAACCAATCCATTGTGCAGCAGGAACCGAACACGGCCATATATCAATCATTTCTGGTCCATTTCCCAGCTTCTGCAGATATTCGCTTGAACGACAGGGTTATTTGGGAAGGTACAGCTTATAAATTACAAAAGCCACGCAAGATCAGGAATCATCATTGGGAAGTGACGGCAGTCCGGGAGGTGGAATACTTGTGATAATAAAGGGGCTTGATCAGTTCATACAGTCATTAAACCGGGCATCTCGAGGAGGGCTACAAAGGAAATATGAGCAGTGGCTTGAAGCTATGGGTTATGAATTTATAGATATCGTACAAGACGAAATCATCAGGACAAAAACAGTAGATACTCGCCGCTTGCTAAATTCCTTTCAGCGCGGTGACCAGGACAATATTTTTTCAATGACATCAGGCAGCTTAAAACTGGATGTCGGAACAAATCTGGAATACGCCTCCTATGTGAATGACGGGCACTTTACAGTTGATCCGTCTAAAAATCAGGATCGCCGGTGGGTCCCCGGACGCTGGAAGGGTGAACGGTTCGAATATGATCCCGCTGCCAAAACCGGAATGCTGCTTAAATTCCAATGGGTTAACGGGTCCGGCTTTTGGGATAATGCTATGGCCATCTTTGAACTAATGTTTGAGAGAAGTCTTGAGCGGAAGCTTCAGCAGTGGATCGATGAAGAATTTTAAGGCGGTGCTGCCATGAATCAAGAAGTGGGCTCAATTATGGGCTACCTATACAAACTGTATCCTGTACAAGTGTATAGTGAAGAAATACCGCAGGACTTTGTTGTCCCATCTCTTTACATTCCACCGGCTTCCACAGTCGATGGGGTGGACACAGTATCTGCGTTTCAAAAATCCTATGTTTTAAACGTGAAACTCTTTCATAAGAACGCGCAGGAGGCTCATAACGAAGCGGAAAGGATTGCGGATACACTTAGAGGTAAGAGAGGATTAATTCCGCTCATACGGGAATCTGGTGAAGATACGGGGGATTTCATTCGCTTATCACGTATAGAAACCCGGATCTCAGATGATTATGCGAGCATTGTTCTAAATTGGACGAGTCGTTATTGGTATGAACGAGAACAGCATTCTTCTCTTGAAAACTTTGATTTTACAAGCGGGGTGAAATGATGGCCACGAAAAAGGAAAGAACAGAAAATGCTTTTTATATTAAGGATTTGCGAGAGCACAGTCGAGAGCTCTTTGGGGTAAGGCCCGAGGTGTTTGACGGTGCTCTTTTTCATACAGAAAAAAACAGAATCACTAAATCAGAAGCGAAGAAGCTGATTGATCAGTTTCTTCAGAAGGAGGTCAAATAAATGAACGGCGGAACATTTACAGTCGGCAAGGAAAAAGAGCGTGCTGGTATTTATTTTAACTTTAAAACGACCGCAGAAGATCGGGTATCAGTAGGCGAACGCGGAACAGTTGCGCTGCCGATAGCATCCAGCTGGGGAGAGGTTAAGAAATTCATTTCTATCTCTTCAATCGAGGACTTGAATAAAAAAGTGGGATTAAATATTGATGATCCTTCATTGTTGCTTCTTCGTGAGGCAATGAGGAAGGCAAGTACAGTCTTACTTTACCGTTTGACGGAGGGGCTGCGTGCTCAAGCAGACATTAGTGAAGGCGTAAAGGCAACCGCTCTTTATGGCGGAACTAAAGGAAATGACATCATTATCAGAATTACAGAAAACGTTATTGATTCTTCAAAAGTGGATGTCACAACCTATCTTGATCAGTCAGAAGTCGATAAGCAAACGGTATCTAAAGCCGAGGAACTGAAAGCAAATAAACTTGTCGAATTTACAGGCAAAGGGGATCTAACAGTTTCGATTCCCCTAACAGGAACAGCTCCGGAAGACGTCAGCGGGGACCTTCCGGCATCTTCCGGAATCCGCTTGTCAGGTGGAACAGACAAGACACCGACAAATGCTGATTACACAGCTTTCTTGGAAGCGGCTGAAACTGAATACTTTGACACAATCGCGCTGCCTGTTGAGGATAACGAGCAATTGAAAGCGACGTTTGTCGCATTCATCAAACGGCTGAGAGACAATCAAGGCTTAAAGGTTCAAGGCGTACTCTCTAATTACAAAGGCGATCACGAAGGTATTATTAATGTCACAGGCGGGGTTCTGCTTGAAGATGGAACGGAGATCACTCCGGAAAAAGCCACTGCTTGGGTTGCCGGCGCCAGCGCGGGAGCGACGTTCAATCAGTCGCTGACGTTCGTAGAATATGCGGGAGCGGTGGACGTCCTTACTCGACTGGATAACGACCAGGTAATTCAGCGGCTGGCGAACGGGGAATTCCTGTTTACTTATGATTCTCGAGACAAATCTGTTTCTGTTGAGAAGGATATTAATTCTCTCACAAGTCTTACAGCTGAGAAGAATAAGATGTTCCAGAAAAACAAAATTGTGCGGGTGCTGGATGCAATCAATAATGACCTGACATCACAATTGAAAGCATTGATTAAGTCCCGTAAAGCGAGCGGCAGCGACGTTCCTGCTACAAATGACGGTCTTCAATTCGTGAAAACATTGATTACTCAATACTTGAGTGTTCTTCAAGATAACGGGGGCATTACCAATTTTGTTTCAGAGAATGACATCACAATTGCCCTGAATAGCGATCGTGACGGTTTCCTGATTGATCTTGCTGTGCAGCCAGTTGATGCAGCTGAGAAATTCTACTTTAATGTGGAGGTGAAGTAAGGTGGCTTTTAAAGCACAGAATACGATATCTGGTAAAGAGGGACGCCTTTTCTTGGACGGTGAGGAACTGGCGTTTATCAAAACATTTGAAGCGAATGTGGAGAAAAATAAATCGGAAGTCAACGTTATGGGGCGCCGCATGACCGGTCATAAAACGACAGGCGCAAACGGTACAGGTACAGCGACATTTTATAAAGTCACATCCCGCTTTGTGCAGCTGATGCTTAATTATGTGAAAAAAGGTGAAGATCCGTATTTCACTCTGCAAGCGGTGCTTGATGATAAATCATCTGGCCGTGGGACTGAGCGGGTTACTCTCTATGATGTGAACTTTGATTCTGCAAAGATTGCAGGACTGGATGTGGATTCCGAAGCATTAGAAGAGGAAGTACCGTTTACCTTCGAGGACTTTGATCTTCCTGAACAGTTGAAATCAACATTCTAATTTTTAGATAAATAAAGTAACAGAAAAAGGTTACAGATGACACAAATAATTATATAAATGTGTTATAATCACTTCCAACGGGAATAGTATTGATAGTATCGATACTACTGATAGTAACTAGATAAGCTTCAATGTATTTCTTTTTGTTGAAATGCATAAAATAAAAAAAGACCCGGCGGCCACCGGGTCGGTACAAATGAATGAGGCCCAATGGGCAGCTCATTGAAGGATTTTCGAATAGACCAATCCCTTAGAACTTTAGCGGGCTCTCAAGGGTGGGTCTATTTTTTCTTTAGTAGCGACAACAAGGCAACGATGAACGTCAGAAGGCTCACGGTGAACATACCGAAAGCAATCATTAAGTAAATCGCTTGATAAGTTGTCATGGCAACACCCCCTTTCTGAAGGGTGTAGCCGCCCACCTTGAAAGCCGAATCATTTGTACTTAAACCATATTGTACCATAACACTCTCAAACTCCGAGAGTGTTTTTTTATTGCCTAAAGACAACCAAAACAAAAGGAGCTAATTAACATGAGCGAAAAACAAAACGAAAAAGTATATGATCTTTCATTCTTTATGCCAGGACAAACAATCGAAGCGGAAGAAGTAGAAGTGCCGATTTCTAAACGTTTTGTTGATAAAAAAGGAAATATCGTACCATTTATTTTCAAAGCGATCACGACAGAACGCATTGACGAGCTTGAGAAAGAAAACACCACTTACAAAAATGTAAAAGGACGCGGCCGTGTAAAAGATTTGGACAGTCAACGCTTCTATGCTCGTATTGCAGTAGAAACGACTGTTTACCCGAACTTTAAATCTAAAGAGCTGCGCGAAGCTTACAAAACAGAGGATCCGGTGGAAGTTGCAAAACGTGTTCTTTCGGTCGGCGGTGAATATGCAAACTGGCTGAACAAAGCAATTGAGATCAATGGTTTTGAGGATGATCCTGAAGACCTTGAAGAAGCAGCAAAAAACTAATAAAGGGCGGGGATAAAGAGACCGTGTATCTTTATTACGCTATGCACGAGCTCAAATATGCCCCGTCAGAATTACAAGAACTATATGAGGCGCCGAGAGAATTCAAGGCGCTCTTATATGGTTTGATCAGTTACAAGCTTGAGCTGTTAGAAAAGGAAGCGAAGAAGGGAGGTAATTAACTATGGCTAAACTAACAGCTACGTTTGATTTACAAGATAAGATCACCCGAAAGCTTCGAAAGATACAAGTGAATGCAGAGAGACTTCAGAGGGCCGCTAATGGCCCTCTTATTTTTGATGCTGAAGATCGAACAGAGCGGGTTATAAGAAGAATTGACCGATCAGCAAGCCGCTTGACTGGGCGGACTCGATCAATTGAAGTCGGTTTAGATGATCGGGTTTCAAATGGTTTGCATTCTATACGCCAGCAAACAGAGGATCTTACTGAGGGTAGCCATGAGGTGACGGTTTCCGTTAATGATCAAGCTACACCACGGTTTCGCTTAATTCGTGGAGGTCTCTCTGATTTGAGTCGCTCGCACGCTGAACCAACTGTTTCAGTTCGTGATCATGCGTCAAACCAATTAGATGAGATCCGGCGCCATGTGTCCGATGTAGACAGCGAACATGCTGAACCTACTGTTTCTATTAAAGACAAAGCTTCAGCGGTTCTGGATGCAATTGAGGCAAAATTAGACGGCCTGAAAAACGCTACTGTCACCCTGGCAGTTGGCGGCGGACTGTCGGCTGGTGCAATTATGGGTAGCGGGAAAAGTGCTATGTCCCAAGACGCTTATGTTTCAGCGACTTCGAAAGTCAGCAAAAAAGACGCTGCTAGAATGACAGACCAGATCTATTATGACAACAAAGCAGGAGGATCCCGGGAAGAAGTCAGCTTATCTCTGAGAACCTTGTCACAACAGACAGGGGCATCTAAAAAAGCCCTAGCTGAATTGACTGAGTCATCTAGCAAGATCGCACAGCTCATGAATGCTGATCAGGCGGAAGTGGACCGGGCCTTCAGCTCAATGTATAACAACTTGAAAATGTCCGGGAAAGACAGTGGGGATTTAATCGCGTATGTGTACCGGAACGCCGGTGACCAGGCCGACGATTTGCTGGACACGATGAATGAATACAGTTCCACTTTTAAAGACATGAAACTCACAGGCGGCCAGATCGCTAATGCCATGATTAAAGGAACAAAGGGCGGGGCGAGAAACTTCGACAACCTCGCTGACAGTATGCGTGAATTTAACATTCGCCGTACTGAAATGTCTGATAGTCAAGTGGACGCGTTCAAATCGCTGTTCGGTGCCAAAGAAACAGAGAAGATGTTCAAAGGGTTTAAAGATGGCTCAATCAGTGGTCAAGAAAGTTTATTTAAGGTTGCTGATGCCTTATCAAAAGTCAAAGACAAGACTAAGCGGGCATCTATCGCCACGGAGCTAATAGGAACACAATATGAGGACCTGAAACAGCCGATTTTAGATATGGCTGAAGGCATTGGCACAAGTGCAAAAACAACAGGTGAACTGGAACGCAGCTTTTCTCAGCTTCGGGATAACAACCCAATGACGCCGATTAATGACGCCATGCGGAATTTTGAAAGCATATCTAAGGATATGGGAACCTCACTGCTTACCGGTTTGGGTCCGGCCTTCGATAAGATCGATTCATTCTTAAACAGTAAGGAAGGCCAAGAGAAACTCAAAGAGATCAAAAAAGATATTACTGATCTTGGCGAGGCCCTAGGTGACAAGCTGAATGTGGCCATTGAGTGGACGGTGAATCATTGGGACGATTTAAAAACAGCCTTTAAAGTGGTGATTCCTTCTTTAATTGGATTGATTGCATATTTGAAAATCCTACGGCCGCTCTTAAAAGGAATTGGAACTGTCGGAAGTGATGCAGCGGGAGTAATTCGGAAGTTGATTCCCAACCGTACTCCCGGCGGTGACCCTAATACACGAAGCGGCAGACGTAATGGAAAGGCTGCTCGTGGTTCAGGGGGAAGGGGCGGAAGTTCCGGATCTGCTTCGAGTCCAACAAGTCTACCACGGAGCGGTAGCTTAACTTGTTGTTGCTGTAGCGGTATCGGCGGAAGTGACCGCAACCGTAAAGGAAGAGGGAAAAATGCTTCTGGTCGACGTGGCAATCCAACCAGTGTGAACCCTTCTAATAGATCTATCACTGTGTCATCCGAACAGCTGGAAAGACGTCGTTCAGGAAAAACGGCAGCAAACGCAAGGGGCGGTTCGAGAGCTTCAGTAAACACAACCAGATCAGAACTTCGTGCAGCAGGCCGAGCAACAGGCGGAACCTCAAAATTTGGGAAAGTCTTAAGTCCACTGAAAAGCGTGGGTAAATTTGCAAAAGGTATCCCTCTTTTGGGAACTGCATTAGCGGCAACCGATTTGCTGGGTATGAACAAGGAAAATGCAGGTGAAAAAGTTGGTTCCTTTGCGGGGAATCTTGGCGGAGCTGCTGCAGGAGGAGCCGCGGGTGCAGCCATTGGTTCTGTCGTCCCTGTTGTTGGCACTGCTGTCGGCGGCGTTGTCGGTAGTATTGCAGGAGGCATCGGGGGTTCAGATTTAGGATCCTCTATTGGCAAATGGTTTGATGATGGCGGCGCTTCTAAAGCATGGGATGGAATTCAGGACGGTGCAGGAAATGCCGTCAATTGGATCAAGGATACTTGGTCTGATTTCTCAGATTGGTTTATGGATAACGTCTGGAACCCTGTTAGTGAGTGGGCGGGCGATAAGATTGATAAGATCACTGATAAATTCGAGGATGCTAAGAAATGGCTGACTGATACTTGGAATGACGTATCATCCTGGTTTGTGGATAACGTGTGGACACCTATTTATAACACGGCTGTCCCGATCATTAACTTTGTTGTGGGACTCTTTTCTTATGCGTGGGATGGCATACAAGCCCTCTGGAAGATTGTCTCCACTTGGTTCATGGATAATGTCTGGAATCCATTAGTTGACGGTGTCACTGATGCTGCTGATTGGATTTGGACAAAAATAAATGACGCTTGGACTTGGATCTCAGACACATGGTCCACTGTCTCCACTTGGTTCATGGATAATGTTTGGAATCCAATTAGTAATGCAGTGGCAACTGTTGCCGGCTGGATACAAGCACATATTGATTATGCGCGAATCTGGATCCAATTAAAATGGCTTCAGGTGGCAACTTGGTTTTATGACAACGTCTGGAATCCAATCAGTACAGCAGTTAGTGACGTAGCAAATTGGATTTGGACGAAGATCAACGAAGCATGGACGTTTATTTCAGATTTATGGTCTACAGTTTCAACTTGGTTCATGGAAAATGTTTGGACGCCGGTAAGTGATGCTGTCACTAATGCAGCAAACTGGATCTGGACAAAGCTTAACGAAGCATGGACGTGGATATCTGACAAGTGGAGTGCAGTTTCAGCTTGGTTTAGTGAAAATGTCTGGAATCCAATTGTTTCAAAGGTAGAAGATGCGAAGAAATCAATTTCGGAGAAATTTGAGTCAGCTAAAAAAGCTGTTAAAGATGCCTGGAATGGTATTTCTGATTGGTTTAGTGAAAATGTAGGAGAACCCCTTGGAAAGATAGCTGACGGAATTAAGGAGAAATTTGAAGATACCTTCTGGTGGGTCATTAAGCTAAAAGGGTTAGCTGACGCCGGAGGGGAGATCATAGGCAATATCATAGGGAGAGGTGAGGAAGTTACTGGAATGACACCAAAGAAATCCGGTAAGTCTTCATCTAGTAAAAATACTAGCGGAGGCGGAGGAATTTCTAGTCTTGCTCAGTCTCAGCCATCAGCGCCAACAAGTATTTTTCCTAAACAAAAAAGCGTTCTTGAAAGGAATGCGACGGGTGGCTATATTACGAAACCAACCATTTCATGGATTGGTGAAGCGGGTAAAGAGTTTGTGATCCCTGTTGATAACAACAAGGGCCGCGGTAAAATGCTTCTTTCTCAAGCTGCTTCTAAACTGGGGATGAGCGTTGTTGATGACATGGCTTCTGCTTCATCAGCAGGTGGAGAAACTGCTGTTTCTCCATTAGCCGGGGGATCAACAATTTCCGCTACAGTATCTCCTGCCGTTGACACATCAAGCCTTAATGAACAGGCTGCTTCTTTCGGTCAACAGTTCACGCAGGGCTTTGATCAAGGTATTGGCGATAACGTCGTTTCAATGGATGCTTGGAAACAGAAAAACGTTGGCCAACCTATGAAAAATTTGATCTCCTACTCTCCGAATTACGGAAAACAAGTGGTCAATGGTTATACTAACGGCCAGAACAGTACGGCAACCGGAACAGATGGCTTCTTGCAGACGAAAGTCAAAACACCATTCCAGAACACTGTGAATAAATCCTCTTCATGGGGAACTGGTACGATCAAAGGGTTTGCTTCCGGTCAAAATAGTTCACAAACTGGCACTGATCAGTATGTAAATACTCATGTGAATAAGCCGTTTTTGAAGTCTAAAGAATCATCAAATGGCTGGGGAACCGGTATGATCGGGAATTTTGTTTCAGGTATGAATTCAAAGGGCAGTGAGGTCCATGAGGCAGCCAAGGAACTAGCAAAAAAAGTCGAGAAAGCTTTCCGTGAAGAGTTAGATATCCATTCACCTTCTCGTGTCATGATGAGCTTGGGGCGTTTTGCCTCTGTCGGTGTTGTAAAAGGACTGGATTCGGTCGATGTGAAGAAATACGCTGAAAAACAAGCAGGTTCACTGGCAGCTGCTTATTCCGGAATGGGCGCAGTAGGCGGAAATGTGAAACAGTGGCTTATGGCTGCAATGATGGCCACAAAAACACCATTAAGCTGGCTTCCAGGATTGATGACAATTGCAAAGTTTGAATCAGGAGGCAACCCTAACGCCATTAACCTGTGGGATAGTAACGCGAAGGCAGGCAATCCATCTCAAGGGCTCATGCAGACAGTACCGACCACTTTTAACGCACATAAAGCACCAGGCATGGGTAACATTAGAAACCCGATTCACAACGCTGCTGCCGCGATTGGCTACATCAAAAGCAGATACGGCTCTATTGACAATGTACCTGGTATTAAAAGTATGAGACGCGGTGGACCATATGTTGGTTACGCTAACGGCGGCCTGATCACAAGAGAACAAATTGCTCGTGTGGGTGAAGGAAATAAACGTGAATGGATTATTCCAGAGGAGCGGGGCATCCGTGGCCGCTATCTGTTAGCCCAAGCAGCTAAAGCACTCGGAATGGAAGTCACGGATCCATCTCAAAACGGGCAAACTGAATTATCATCTGGCCAAGTAACGGCAGCTACAACAGGAAGCAATCAAACAACTGTAACAGCTGCAGGTGGCAAAGAGGTTATTATTCAGTTTAGCGGCGATCAGCATTTTCACAATGACCAAGACATGAACAGCCTTGTCGCTAAGATTAAGCAGGTCCTTGTCGATGAACTTGAACAAGATATCAACATTGGAACGAAGGGAGTCGTTGCGTTTGACTAGATCCGTTTATGAATTTTGGATTTCACAAGGGAAGGATAAGCTGCGGCTTCCTGTCCTTCCTGAACAAATTGATATTTCAAATACAATTCAAAATGAATCTGTTAAAGTGGCCAGTTTTGGAGAGATCACTTTTATAGATAAACCGGGAGCGAAAGAGATTTCGTTCTCTTCTTTTTTTCCAAAGAAACACAGTCCGCTTGCTGAGTATAAGGGATTTCCTTCTCCTGAAAATGCTATCGCTAAGATTGAGAAATGGGCGAAAGCAAAAAAAACGGTTCAATTTTTGATTACTGGCACGAAAATAAATTTCACCTGCAGCATTGAAGGTTTTTCTTATAGTGAAGGACAAAAAGACATAGGTGATCGTGATTATGAAATCAAACTGAAGGAATACAAAACCGCTTCGCCACGGAAGATCAAGCAAAAGAAAAAGACGAAGAAAAAACGGCCGTCTAAATCAGCTCCTAAAACATACACGGTTAAAAAAGGTGATACATTGTGGGACCTTGCCGGCAAATTTTATGGAGACAGCACAAAGTGGCGCAAGATTTGGAACGTTAATAAAAAGGCTATGATTAAACGAAGTAAACGGAATATCAGGCAGCCAGGACACTGGATCTTTCCTGGTCAAAAATTAAAGATACCGCAATAAGCAGGTGATGACATGATAGAACTTTTCGTCATTAAAGAAACGGAATGGCTTGAGCTGGTAACTGAAAGTGTTTCACTCGAAGGGCAACGGTATCAGGCGCCGCGATCGATCACGGCCAAGATCATTACGAAACAGGGAACCCATTCATATTACAGCGTATCTGAAGGGGATACGGTTTTATTTAAGTGGAAAGGGAAAGAGCTGTTTCGGGGTATTGTGTTTTCACGGAGTCCGGAAGAACACGGGCTGACCTTTACGGCTTATGATATGCTGCAATATCTGGTCAAAAACAAGGATGTTTATGTTTTCTCTAATAAGCGTGCAGACGAGATTATAAAACGTCTGGCAAGAGATTTTCAGATTCCCACAACGTCTATTGCAAACACAGGTCATACAATTAAATCACTTGTGTTCAAAGACGATACGAGCCTTTATGACATGATTCTGAAAGCCTTGAAACAAACGAAAAGCCAAACCGGAAGGAATTATCAATTATATTCTGCGAAGGGAAAGCTTGGCCTTCGCGCTTGGCCTGATCCGTCAGAAGTATGGGTGCTGGAGACGGGTGTGAACATCACCGGCTATCAATACAGCACTTCCATTAATGACACGGCCACAAAAGTAAAGCTCCGCCGGCAGAAAGACAATAAAACATACACAGCCACCGCAAGTGACAGCTCAGGGATCAGTAAATATGGTGTGCTTCAGTATGTCGAAACGGTTTCTGATAACATTAACCAGGCGCAGCTTCAGGAGCGTGCGAAAGTCAAACAGGCACAGAAAAAAGGTGTTAAAAAAGAACTCAAGAGTATTCAAGCGATTGGCATTCCGGATCTTCAGAGCGGTTTGCCCGTTTATATCTCAATTCCGGAAGTCGGGGTTAAGAAAACATACTGGATTGATACAGACAAACACGAATTTAAAGGATCCACGCACACGATGACCATTGATGTTGTGGAGAAAAACTCTATTCCTGATGGTGTTTCCTCATGAGACTAAGTGAAGCGATCAAGCATTTGGCTGTCGGTGCCGTTGATTCAGAGTCACCGGTGGATATCCTGCCGGCTGAAGTGGTTTCCGTTTCTCCTGTTGAAATTAAACTCAATGAAAATGAAAAGCTAATTATTCCGTCTGATTTGATTATTATTCCTAAGCGGCTGCGGGCTGGAGGAGATGAAGAACTAAAGATGGGTGAGAATGTGATGGTTGTCTCCTTAAAAGGCGGACAATCATTTTTTATTCTCGACAAAATATAGGGGGTGCCTGGGTTGGCCCTTTCGCCAGAAATTGAATTTGATGATATTGAAGATGACAGCGAAGTCATAGAGACCTCGCAAACCTACAAAATAGATTTTGAAAATGGCCGTATCACAAATGAAATGATCACAGGTCTTGAAGCGATCAAGCAGTTTGTATATTTATCCCTTCATACTGAGCGATACGCCTATTCTGTTTTCAGTCATGACATTGGAAATGAGCTTCAAGACGTCCTGGCAGATAATGAAACAACAGACGCATATAAGAAAATGGAGATTCCGCGGCTGATAGAGGAGGCACTGATCTATGACGATCGTGTTTCTTCTGTGTCAGATTTTGAAATAGAAAAACAAGGCGATTCGTTCCATGTTTCCTTTACAGTCGAAACAGACGAGGGAACATTAGAGATCGAGGAGGTGCTCGGTGAAGATGTTTGAAGATCAAACTTTTGAAGAAATTATGGATCGGATGCTGAACAGAATTTCAGCTGACATTGATACAAGGGAAGGAAGCGTGATTTATAACGCGTTAGCTCCTGCAGCTGCAGAATTGGCAAAGTCTTATATTTGGCTCGATACGGTGCTGGAACTTGTCTTCTCGGACACAGCACAAGGGGAATTTTTAGATCGTCGGGCTACTGAAGCCGGCATCGAGCGAACGGCTGCCACGAAAGCAGTGAGGGCAGCGGAGTTTACTGAAGGAATAACCATTCCAGTGGGTTCACGCTTTTTTGTTGATAATCTGTATTTTCAATACACAGCTGACGGGACGTTGGAATGTGAAACAGCCGGAGAAGCGGGGAACGCGAATATTTCCGGCCAGAATCTATTGTCATTAGATACCATTCCAGGACTTCAAAAAGCAATTGTGAAAGAGATCCTGATTCCTGGACGTGAAGAAGAGGATGATGACAGTTTAAGAGCGAGATATTTTACCCGCGTACGCCGGGAAGCTGTCAGTGCAAATAAAGAGCATTATAAGCAGTGGGCGGAAGAAGTTGACGGAGTCGGTAAGGCAAAAATCTTTCCGCTTTGGAATGGGGACGGAACGGTCAAAATTGTCGTGACCAACGCCAACTTGGAACCTGCATCCGATATTTTAATATCCAAGGTCAAGAACTACATTGATCCTGAACCGGGACAAGGCGAAGGACAGGCGCCTATTGGCGCCTTTGTCACGGTGGAGAGTGCGGTTTGGAAAGAGATTGAGATATCAGCTGAGGTGCTTCCCGAGGTCAATAGCTCTATTGATCAGGTGAAGAAAGAAATCGAATCAGGAGTATTAAACCTCTTTAAAAAGATGGCGTTCGAAGATAACGTTATCCGCTTATCGCAGATCAATAATATCGTTTACAATTCACCTTCAGTAAGTGATTACGCAGATATTAAAATAAACGGTTTGGCTGAAAATTTGGTTCTGAGTGACGTGGAAATCCCTAAATTGGGGCAGGTGAACATCATTGAGCAAACTCGATGAAATGACTGCTTACCTGCCGCCGTTCCTTACCAAGTTAAAGGAAATGGCTGAACTTCTTAAAGCGGAATCTCCGGAATTTGAAAAGCAAAATAATAGCATCTTTGATCTGACAGATCAGCTGTTTGTTACTACGGCAACCTGGGGGCTTGATCGGTGGGAAAAAATATTGAACGTGCCTCGAGAGTCCGGTGATACGTACGAGATCCGCCGGCTGCGGCTAATCTCCAAAATGTCCAATATACCGCCCGCAACATATATGGCAATTGAACAGGCATTGAATCGGTTCTTGAAGAATCCGTCCGCTCAGGTCCGGCTACTTCCTGGAGAGTACCGTTTTAATGTTGATATTGATATAGATGATATGAGGCACATGAGCGAGCTCATAGAGACACTGGAGAACATGAAACCGGCTCACTTGGCGTATACCTTGCGAGCTGCTTTAAATGAGCCACTCCAGATAAAAGATACTGTCATTTTGAATAACAGACGATATCGAAAGGTAAGTGAGCTGATGGTGGGTTATTCCGTCACGCTCAACAATAACGAGGTGGTTTTACCATGATTACACAAGTTTATAGAGAGCGTACAGCTGCAGATTTGAAAAGTAGAATATCGAAAGTGTTGCTGAATGGGAATGAAACAAAGATTGTGGAAATAACCATTCAAGGCGCAGTTGTTACAGTGCTTACCCGTCGGGAAGAAGATATCAAACACATTGAGAGTGTTCAGATTCTTGATGAACAGAACAACGTGATTACGGAAAGAACAACAGATTTAGATGTAAGTAACAATAGAACGCTGGACTTTAGATTTACTTTTGAGGTGGTGTAATAAATGGCATATGAAGCAAAAACAGACTGGCTGCCGGATGATCCGATCAATGAGGATGATGTAAACCGTTGGGAGAAAGGCATTCAAGACGCGCATAAAGATTTAGCAGCACATAAAAATGACATGAACAACCCTCACAATTTGACAAAGGAACAATTGGGATTGGGGAATGTTGATGACGTCAAACAGGCTGATTATTATGAGTTTCGACAACATAATTTTAACAATGAGCGCCATGTCTCAAAAAACGAGAAAGACAAATGGAATGCAGGACAGCTCTATAAACTAACGCAAGATAATGGCAGGGTATTTTATAAAACTAGCAGTGAAACAACGGATTATAATGAACTTACTGACACTGGGATGTATCTGATATACAATGCCGGATTAAACGGGCCAGGCTTGACCCAATGCTTTCTCCTTGTTATGAGCTATGGAAATACGCTCGTTCAAACTGCGTTTGATGCCACTAATGGTTTGAAATTCTACAATCGAATCCGTAAAAACGACTGGGAAACGTGGACACCTTGGATTGAGATGGAAACCGAAGAGGGAGCTCAAAAGAAAGTCGATGCGCATGCCAATAAAACAGATATCCATGTTACTAAAAGTGATAAGGATAAATGGAATGGTGCTCAACTATCTAAAATTACAAATGATGTTGGGGGTGTATCTTTTGCTGTGAATGAAGGCGAAGATATGCTTCAGGCAATTATAGATAGAGGTAGAAGTATGGGGACCTTTTATGCAAATGGAAAAGCGGTAAATTCTCCTTCTACCGCCTCTACGAGAGGGTTTTATCAAATGACAAGCCAATCATCTGATGGTAAAGGCAGCTATGGCTGGGTTTATGCCATGGACTACAGAAATAATGTCTTTACGAATTATTGGGACGGTAATACTGTCGGATGGCAGGGGTGGAAGAAGCTCGAAACAGAAACTGCATCACAAGAGAAAGCTGACAAGGCTCTTTCAGATGCAAAAGCATTTGTTCAAAACAACTTTACAAATCAGAAGCTCACCCTTCTCACGGGAACAAATGCAATTCAAGACGCGAGAACTAGCGGAGAATCATATCCGCTTGGGCTTACTCTTATGGATATTGGCCAAGGAAATACGACTGGATATCCTTTGCGATATGGAATTGTAAAAAACGAGAAGTTTAATAATTCTCGCTTCACACAATATTTTTACGGCACAGGTAATGAGTCTGGAACTTATATTGACAGTACGGGTGTATGGATCAGGCATTGGTGGAGTGGTTCCGGGTGGACTCCGTGGGAAAAGATATCTGGATTTGTGCATACGAATATTGGTACAACCGGGAAGCAGCTTCTTATAAAAGGGGAACAGCAGAAAGTTCGGTTTAATAGAAAGATAAAAGACAGTCATAATGCTTTTGATGTCACTAATAACCGGTTTATCTGTCCTAATAGCGGTATGTTTTTAGTCAATGCAGGTTTATATATAGAGAACGTTCAAAGATATGCCAACTATGAGATGGAGATTTATCTTAACGGAAAGATTTATAAAAATATAGCACATTACAGAAACAGTCCAGCAAATCCTTCTGATACAACACAATTCAATGTAGGGGTTTATGGAGCCGCCACTGTTCCGGCTAATGCGGGCGATTATATAGAGATTTATCTCTATGTTGGATATGACGGGGATGTTCAACGTTACATTACTGACAACTCAGGATGGTATAACTATTTTGATATCACTGAAATGGGTGGAAGAAATTATCCGAGATTTTAGGAGGTGCATTCATGATTTTGTATGATGCAATTATGTACAAATATCCTAATGCGGTACCGAGAAAGGACTTTGAACTGCGGAACGATGGTAACGGTTCATATATTGAGAAATGGAATCTCCGGGCGCCGTTACCTACTCAGGAGGAATTGCAAGCCTGGTGGGAAGAATCGAAAAGCAATCCAGCATATGAGCCTCCTGATCAGGTAGAGTTGCTTGCACAAGAATTGTCACAAGAGAAGCTGGCCCGCAAAAAGCTTGAAGAATTAAACCAAACATTAGGAAATGAGCTGTCTGAAATAAAGCTACAGCTGCTTTCCTTACAAGGAGAGAATAACGTATGAATTATTGGGTATTGGCTTTGTATTATAACTGGGCTACCGCTGAAATGGTGAAGCAGGCAATCCATTACAAAGATTGCTCGGCTGAAGATTTACAGGAAGGAATAGAAAAAAATCTAATCACTGCAGAACAGTATAAAGAGATCACAGGAGAAGCCATTTAGGGCTTTTTTATTTTGCCTGAAAGGGGGTGGGCACGATGTAAAGACTATGATTGACCGCTGAAGATCAACAATAGCAAGGAGGGTTTCAAATGGTGAAGTATAGTTTTCAATTTCCAACAGATGCAGCGGGTAAGCCGGGAGCGGCCAAGCCTTACAGAGAAGGAAACAGAGATTTTGTGGTGCCGATGGCTGCCATTTCGGGTAATGCAGAGCTGCTGACAAACAAAGTCTTAAAAGCAACTGAAGTGTATACACAGTATGGCCAAGATCGATTAGGTCAGGTTTTAATTTCAAAAGTAAAAGGTCACGCTTATTCTGATCGTGAAGGGACCTTATTCATCGAAGAAAGTAATGATATGAATGCGTGGACCACAGTTTCTTCATTAGTTTTAAAAGCGGGAACGCTCGGTGAGACTGACTGGATCCACTTAAAACAACGATATTTCCGCTTTAGGTATGCAAACGGTAACTTGCAACAGTCCGATTTCTTGCTTTATCAGTCGCTTGGCGCTGGGGAAGAAGATATAAATATTAGAAAAGCTGTTCCAATTACGACAGCTGCTCCGCTCACTATGCAAATAGATAAGAGCGGCTTAACCGACGATGGCCGCTTAAAAGTTCAGACTGAAGGCTTGAATATTAGCTCATTGGACACTCAAGCAAAAACAATGGATGTTGTTTTTCATGATAAAACAGAGACAGTGGGGGAAGGTACCCCGTTCATTGTTGGATCATTTAAAACGTTGCTCATTGAGGTTTATGGGACAGCTGAGACAAGTGAATTGAAATTCTGGGGTAAATCCCTATCAGGAACAAAAAGAGCCCTGAGAGGGCAAAAAGTGGATGACGGAACGTATGCCACTAGCACAAAAGGAAAATCGGAAGCCTGGTCTTTTGACATTACAGGTTTTAAAGAAATCACGATGGAGCTCACAGCGTTAACAAATGGAAACTTTTCAGTAAGAGGGACGGCCGTCTCATAAAATCCGGCTGTCCTTTTATTTTGCCTCTAAGGAGGTGATAAAGAAATGGAGGAAACGAGTGTGTTTATTAACTTTGAAACATTGGATTTAGCAAGGATTTATCTATTCGGTGGTGTGAAATACCTTGATTTATTGTTAGTTCTCAGCATTCTTGACGTAATAACAGGCGTAATTAAGGCATGGAAATTCAAGAAGTTACGTAGCCGGAGTGCTTGGTTTGGTTATGTCCGAAAAATGCTTAGCTTTCTAGTGGTCATCTTGGCAAATATCGTCGATACTATTCTCAATCTGAACGGTGTTCTAACATTTGGAACCGTTCTTTTTTATATTGCAAATGAGGGACTTTCAATTACTGAGAACCTGGCACAGATCGGCGTTAAAATTCCGGCTGCTATCACGGACCGGCTTCATGTAATTGAAGAAGACAACGAAAAAACAACCAATAAAGAGGAACAAGCTGCTGGTTAACTGGCGGCTTTTTTGATCTAAAAAAAGAATAGGGGAGGAAATATTATGGCTATAAAAGTGGTGAAAAATTTAGTTTCTCAAGAAAAATACAGTTTGAAATGTCCGAATCCCATGGTTCCGGAATATATCACTATCCACAATACAGCAAACGACGCTTCAGCGAAGAATGAAATTTCTTATATGAAGAACAACACAAGCTCAACAAGCTATCATTTTGCGGTGGATGATAAACAGGTTATTCAAGGGCTTCCGTTGAATCGTAATGCATGGCACACAGGAGACGGAAAAGCTGGTCCAGGAAACCGCAAGTCCATCGGAGTAGAGATCTGCTACAGCAAGTCAGGAGGCGCTAAATACTACGCTGCTGAAAAATTGGCAATCAAGTTTGTGGCGCAACTCCTTAAAGAGCGCGGCTGGGGTATAGATCGTGTACGCAAACACCAAGACTGGAGCGGCAAATATTGCCCGCACCGTATTTTAGATGAGGGTAGATGGGATGAAGTAAAAGCCGCTATTGTTGATGAATTAAGAAAAATCGGAGGAAAAAGCTCCGTGTCTTCAGGCAGTTCTTCAGGATCCGGAACAACATATACAGTGAAAAAAGGAGATACACTTTCCGGAATCGCAAAGGCTGAAGGAGTAAGTGTGGCAAATCTCCAGAAATGGAATAACATTAAGGATCCGAATAAAATTACAGTTGGCCAAAAGTTGAAACTAAAAGGATCCAGTTCATCCAGCAGCACTAAAACAAGCGGCAAAAAGTCATCATATCCGCTTCCTTCCGGAATTATTAAAGTGACAAGTCCGATGACGAAAGGAACGAATGTCAGACAAGTTCAAAATGCTCTGGCGGCTCTTTACTTCTATCCAGACAAAGGGGCGGAGAATAACGGTATCGACGGCGTATATGGTCCGAAAACAGCAAATGCAGTCAAACGGTTCCAGTCAGTAAGTGGACTGACTGCTGATGGCATTTATGGGCCTAAGACTAAAGCGAAAATTGAATTGAAATTGAAGTAATAAAAAAGCCTCTCATATAATGAGGGGCTCTAAATTGTAATTAATTTTGACTTAATCGTCCCAGTCTTCATCTTCTTCCCAGTTTTCTTTTTTTTCAAGCAATCTTTTATAGAAAAATTCAATAAAGCTATCGGCTAGCTTGTCCTGGTATCCAAGCACTCTATCCCAAATAAAAACAGGACATTCATTATTACTGTTCATTTTGTTAGTATCTAAGGCATATGCAAAAAAATCTATATCTTCTATTACAACAAGTCCCTCAGATAAATTAAAATGATTACGATATTCTTCTGTGGTTTCAACTACAGAAGCTCCACCATAGTCAAACCCCAAAGTATCAATTCCGTATAAGCCACCAGAGCCAAAGTTTTTCAGAAACCATTTATAACTATCGGGAAGTTGTAATTGGAGCTCCTTCTCTATATTAATAATCTCTTCTTCACCTATTCCTCCAGTAAAATAACTGTCTGCTTTATTATCAGTTATAAATTCTATAGTTTTTTCATATAAGTCCATTGATATCTCTCATTCCTTTTATTTTTCATATTGTTTTGCTCTCCACTTCCAATACCTATCTCGGAAATTATCATATTGGGCTTTCAAAACTGGATCGTTTCTAAAGCTTTCGCCGTCAGATTTAAGCTTATGAATAATGCCGCTATATTTAGTATGTAAGCTATTTGGAATTTCAAGCATTGGGCCAGGTTCTTCTTGAATCAGGTGATGTAAATTAATCTGTGTGCCGTCTTTTGCAAACGGAGCGTTACCATTTTTCATAAGTTGAAGATTCGTAAGACCTTTACGATTTTTTTGATTAAGGTCGATATCTTTCATCGTATATACTCTACGACTTACATCTTTAATTTTTCCTTTCGCCTTTACATTTCCCTTTATTTCATATGCTTCATACTTTTCTTTATTTAACCAAGGTGGATTTATCTTTTGCCCAGTAAACGGCTTTCTACTCTCATCTAATTTTTTAGCAAGCTGGAGCAGCCTGTCTTTTGCGCTAACATCGTTGATGACATTATAAGGCATGCCACCTGCTACAACTACATCTTCTCGTATGACAAACGGTTTAATTGCTGTTAGTGGATCAGGAGTTTCATCTAGTTTTTTAGACACTTTTTTTACTGCAGCTTTTCCAGCTGTTTTCACTCCTATTTTAGCAACTGAACCTGCACCTTTTAAGCCAAAGATGTTTACTGCTGCATATGTAAACCAATGAGCCTTTGATTCTGTGTCACCGTTCTCTACGTCTCTTACATAGGAGGTTATAATTGCATCTTTAATTGAATTAAATGTGGAATCATAGTGATAAACTGCAACTGCAGAATTAATAAGCATGTCGACAGGATGATTGTGTGCCATATAGTCTAATGTTTCGGCTGTCATATCATAAAGAGCTGTAACAGTACCTTTGGCTCCAGCCATCAACTCACGTGTGTTTTCAATTTGTGTGAAATACCTCTGTTGATCTTTAGTAAGATTCTCAAAACCAATGGTTTTTGCCATTGAGTAAAATTCATCGGCATCCGCATAATCGTAGTTTTTTAGACTTTCTTTCAGCTTTTCAATTTCTCGTTCTTTTGCATCCTTCTTCTTAATCGTCAAATAAGCTTCTGTACGTTTTTCAATATCGCCTTTTTTCTTATATATGTCGCTTTCTCTATACGCTTTGGCATTATAGTGAATAGGTGTAGCATTTTTCCCTTTGCCTGTTGATTCTTGAAGTTTTTTAAAATCTTGTTGAATGAATTGTTCGTTAGGCTCTGTTAATGCATATTCAGTTGTTAAATCATCATCAACTTGTCCAATTTTATCAATTGTTTTTTCACGTTTCTTATCTGCACTGACAAGTTCAACTTTAAAGTTTTCTGTTGAAAACAAATCAAGTGGTAGGATATCGTCAATATCATTCAGAATGTCCTTCATTGCTTTCCTCTGTTCAGACATAATAGCCTTTGATTTTTTATAAGCATTTGCGAGTTCATGCTCTAAAAAAGACTCCTCGACGTATGCATCTGACAAGCTGGCTTCCTCTATAACTCCAGAGACACTTGTAAGGAAAGCAATTTTCATATCGATAAGATCAATCCATTGATCTGTAACACCGACATGATCATGATAAAATGCTTTGATATTGTTTGCACCTTTACCTGAAAACTCGCTGTCATCCAGGTTAGCTACGTCTTTAAATGCTTTTCTGAGCTTAACCATTTGTGATCTGAGTTCCTTGTACTCTTTTGCGCGTCTATCTGCTTCAGAAAGCAGTGATTTAGCTTCAAATACCTTCATGATCATATCCTTTCTTATCAAGCTTTGTGTTTCGGTGATTAACAAAATTTTACCATATAAAGATATCGAGAAATACAAAAAACCTCTTATTAGGAAAATGAACTGCAACGAAACTAACCGAAGAAAATGTTTGCGGTTTTTTTGCGGCATAAACACTTTTTGGAAATGTTACAATATTACAAAAATAGACATAAGAGGGAGGGGTATGTATGGAACAAGTTTTACCGTCATCCCGAGTGGGAGTCAAGATCAATGAATGGTATAAAATGATTCGTCAATTCAGTGTTCCTGATGCAGAGATCTTAAAGGCGGAAGTGGAGCAAGAAATAGAGGAAATGGAAGAGGATCAGGATTTACTTGTTTATTATTCGTTGATGTGTTTCCGTCATCAATTGATGTTAGATTCATTGGAGCCAGAAGACAGATATCGGGATCGTCCCACAGTCGATGAACTACTTGAAAAAATAGAAAAACCGCAAAAAAGACTTACAGGCCTTTTAAAATATTACTCATTATTTTTCCGAGGGATGTATGAATTTGATCATAAAGAATACGTTGAAGCGATAAGTTATTATCGTAAAGCTGAGGAAGAATTGACTGCAGTTTCAGATGAAATGGAGCAAGCTGAATTTCATTATAAAATAGCAGATGCCTACTATCAAATTGATCAGCATTTTGTGTCCCTGAATCATTTGAAAAAAGCTAAGCATTTGTTTGAAAAGAATCATTTATATAAGGTGAAAGTGATCGGGTGCAATATGATGTTTGGAGCTAATATGTACGATATGTACCGGCTGAGAGAGGCGGAATCATATTACCGAGAAGCTTTAAGTGTCGCTGAGGGAATGAATGAGAAAAAGACAAAAAGGATCATTGGAGTGATCTTTCATAATTTAGGCTTAGTTTATTTAAGGACTCAAAACCTAAGTGCAGCTGAAGAGCATTTCAAAAAAGCGATAGACATGAAAGAACATCTTGATACAGTGTATGGAGTAAGATCATTATATATGATGGCAAATGTACTTTACCAAAGCAACAAACCTAAGGAAGCACGTTTCTTTTATGAAACAGCTTTAAAACGGGCTGAAGATTCTAATGAAGAAGAATATATGGCGAAACTAAAGATCATTAATTCAATATATGAAGAATATAATGAAACAGAAGTAAATCGAAGCTTAGACTATTTGGAAAAGAAACGCCTGTGGTCTGATTTTGCAGAATTAACAGAAAAATTGGGCGACTTTCATTATGAGCAAAGAAACTATGCAGAGGGAAGAAGCTTCTTAAAGAGAACTATACATGCACAAACACAAATACTTAAGGTTACGGAGGCTATATAATGAAAAAATTTTTAATCAGCTCCGCTTTAATCGGTATTCTTTTTGCAGGTTTATTAAATGTAGAAAATGTATATGCTGCTATGAATGATTCTGGAACTTTCCATGTAGCCGAAAAAGCTATTAATATCTAAGTGATATTATCCTGTTAAACCCCATCTTTTTAAGGTGGGGTTTTTACACAATCCATTTATTCTTTTTCTTATCCCATTTTAACAAACGCTGCCTCATAAGATTCTTAACGGCTTCCCGTATAGCTCGTTCATCCTTCCCAGTTTTTCTCTTCAATTGATCCAACGAAGGATTTTTTCCTAAATGGGTCATATTAAAAATAATCCGATATACTTTTTGTTCAAAATCATTCAATTCAATTGCCTCCTTGAGTAAATAATACCAGAACAAACATTCGTTTTTCGACTTGAAATAGAACTAGTGTTCGTATAAAATAATGTTAGAGAAGGAGGAGGAAAGCATGGAATCGATTTTAAAACGTTCATTAACTGAGAAAACAGCATTAGATATGATTTATATGAGAAATGACGGTCTTATCACGAAGAGATCAATTATTGTTCGGCAAATTAATCAGAGTTACATACGCGCTTATTGTTTCACCAGCCGTCAAACAAAGACGTTTACTATCGAAAATATCCTTGCTGTTTCTCCTGCAGCTTATAAAAGAGGGGTCAGGAATTATGCGTAAAATTACAGAAAGACAATTTGAAACGCTCCAGGTTATCGAGAATTACATTAAGGAAAAGGGGTTTGCTCCTACATATAGAGAATTAATGAATCTGTTAGGGCTAACCTCAACGAGTACAGTAAAAGGGTTGTTGGATGCTCTGAAAAGAAAAGAATGTGTAACTTGGGAAGTGGGGTCTCCGAGAACGTTGAAAATTGTTAAGTCAAAAACCATCTATATATAAGATGGTTTTTTATTTTGCCCTCGTATTCAGTATTTAATGAAGTGGTTGCCGGGTTTAATTTCAGTTGTCCGCCACCCTGGGTGGCAGAAAGGTGGCAAACACGATTATTCGCCACCTTTCTAAATTTGTTTAAATCGTATTGACATTTATCAAAACCCTGCTATAATTACTTTTGTCCTAAGAAACCGGATATAAACTTTCAAGATGCTCTTCCATGGTAAGGAAGAGGTCAGCGGTTCGAGCCCGCTTGGAAGCTTTATTAAATGTATTATTACCAAGGTTTCTCAAAAAGGAGAAAGCTTTTTTTATTGCGATATGCGGAAGTAGTTCAGTGGTAGAACACCACCTTGCCAAGGTGGGGGTCGCGGGTTCGAATCCCGTCTTCCGCTCCATCTTATCCCAACGGGATATTGTAAAATTCATTGCGCCCGTAGCTCAATTGGATAGAGCGTTTGACTACGGATCAAAAGGTTAGGGGTTCGACTCCTCTCGGGCGCGCCATTATTCTAATAGAATAGTTAGGAAATCGGGAAGTAGCTCAGCTTGGTAGAGCACATGGTTTGGGACCATGGGGTCGCAGGTTCGAATCCTGTCTTCCCGACCATTTTCATGGGGCCTTAGCTCAGCTGGGAGAGCGCCTGCTTTGCACGCAGGAGGTCAGCGGTTCGACCCCGCTAGGCTCCACCAAAATTTTTAAAAAAAGTTGTTGACTTTGAAGAAGCAGCGTTGTATACTAATAAAGTTGCTTTAACAAAGCAAACAAACGAAATGA